CTTTGGTATATTTAACTGAACGTAGTTGTAATACAGTATCTAATCCATAAGAACTATCTATGATATTAGTTTTTAATCTAACGTCTGAAGATGTTTGGAAACCTGTAGCAGATACTGCACCACTAAATGTTCCAGTAGTATGAGTAGCTGGACCACCTGATATACCTAAAGTAGAGGAGATTAAATTTCTAATAGTAGTTGATCCAGTGGTAGCACCAATAGAAATAGTAGTTGCAGCTTGACCAAAGTTAATAGTAGTAGCAGTTACGTTGAACACGTTCTGAGTAGTTTGTGTTCCAACAAGTGTACCAGTATAATCTTTTAAGTTTGTTCTGTTCCATTGACCAACTTGTTGAGCAGCATTACCAGCTGAATTTTCTGCAAAGAAATCTAAATCACCATTTGAATTAGTTGGTGAAGTTTCCGCAACAATATAGGTAAACCCATCTACAGATTTAACACCACCAAGAGATGCCCACGCTCCAGCAGAATATCCCTCAAACGTAGTCTGGGATGAGTTATAACGAATCATACCAGTCGCAGGAGATGCTGGACGTTGTGCAGTAGTACCAACTGGTAATGTCCAGTGACTAGTACCAGTAGCTTTAAGTATATCTAAACCATCAACAGTAGTAATTGTACCACCAAGAGAAACAGTAGTAGAACCAATAGTAACCGCACCAGCTGCCCAAGTAGGAGAATAACCAGCACCTGCTGATTTTAAGAATGTACCTTCTGGACCAGCAGTAATGAAAGAAGAAAGTCCTGTATCAGCTTGAATAACTAACTGACCAGCAGAACCACCAGCAATGTTGGTAGCAGTTGCGGCTAAGGTTGATGAACCTGCAGAGATAGATGATGTTGGAACCCATGTTGGAGAATTAAGACCACCAGAAACTAAAATTTGACCAGAAGTACCTGCTGCACTAAGCCCAAGACCATTGGCAGTTGAATAAACCACCGCACCAGCAACAGCATTAAGTGCAGATCCAGTTCCACCATACGCTAAACCAACAGCATTTCCTTGCCAAACAGAACCAGTACTAAATGTTTTATTTAACGCTGTCTGGGAAGAAGTGTTGTTAAGCATAGTGGAACCACCACCAGCAGTAGTTCCATCATGTAGACGAATGGTTTTAAGATCAGTGTCAACGGAAATCTCACCAGCTGCGCCAGTGAACGCATTGTTCTGAGTAGTGGTTCCTCGTCTAAATTGTACTTGGGTTGACATAATTTTCCTCTAATTTGATATATTTAGGCTTGTGCTTCTGACCAGAATAAGTTTACGTTTACACTAGCAGCAGTTGCTGTTAGGTTTTTAACTACAACTGCCAAGACGTCTGGACCATCTGGGTAGTTTGAATATCCACCAATTGCTGAATTGGTTAATTCTTTAAGGTTTGACAAGTCAATCTCGGAGAATCCTGCAGGCTGACCTAGCGTTGAAAAGTTTTGTTCACCTGGAGTAGCAGCAACGCTACTGCTTGTGGAAATTTGAGCAAAAGATGGTTGTGAACCCAATGCAACAGTATTAACTGCAGACCATGTTAGGGTAGAAGCATCAATATTGCCTGGATTTAAAATTCCGTAAACTTGAACAGATCTATCCGATTGAACTTGAAGTCTCTGCAGTAACAATTGTGCACGATTGATAAGATCTCTATCGCCAAAGTTTCCTGCAATTGAGTTGGAAACTGAAGGAGCTAAACGCAAGAAAAATACAGTTTTTGAAGCATTTGCAGATATTGAGTTTTCTGTTGCTGCATAGTTAAAGTAGTAACCACGATCAGTATCAAAGTTACCATCCATAATATAAGAAGAACCCCAGTGATTGATAATTGGTGAACATGTGCACGTAATTAGTGTAACAGAATTAAATCCATTACCAACTAAGTGAACTGCTGCAGGTCCACCTGAAAAGTTTTTATTTGAACCACCGATAAACATAGTGAACGTAGATGCTCTGGTACATCCAGTTAAAGTATTACCAGCTTTACCTGTGTACGTAATATATTCGTTTTCCACCAGAACTACACCACCAGTAGAAGGGAATCTACGTGCATCGTGCAATACTATTGTATCTTGAGTGCTGGTCATTGTTGCTGCAAGGCGATCTCTTGCAGATTCATTAATAGCTTGGTAACGAACAGCAGTGTTGGCTGTACGCATATACGCTTCATCGTTAATATTATTTTGTTTCATTCGGTGAACTAAAATCATATTACCGTCACCACCACGGCACATAAAGTCAATAAAACCAGCACCATACCAAGAGAATGAGATACCCAACATTTGCATCTTGTTTATATTGATTGCGTATCCAGATATTCCAGAACCATCAATTTTATCTACGTTAAATTCTGATTGAGGTACACGCTGATCTAGAACTGAAGCAATTTTAATACCACTAGAAGCATTAACACCACGATACTCTGGATTAATACTCATTGAATTATCGTCCATAACGCCACCAACACGATAAGTCATTCCTCGAATGACAATACTATCACCAACTTTTAATTGTTGTGTAAAGCGACATCCATTACCAGTTACCATCTGTGATCCAGGTGTAACATTAACAAACCCTGATAATTGATAAGTGGCAGAGCGTTTAACTACTGCTAGTTCTTGACCATCAAATTCCCAAAATAATCCGTTTTGATCATCGAATGGACCGCATCGAGTACTGGCACCAACCCAGTTCTTAACCGTAACACGTGGTAAGTTTGTAATAACTGCCGTTGTGCTGCCCAATATAGTGGTAGCATTAACTGTAAATGTAGATTCATTAACAATACTACCTACACCGTAAATACCATTGTACCCAGTAGTAACTACACCTGCAATTTGAATAGTGGCACCTGCTTGTAGACCATGGTCAATTTCAGTGGAAACTGTAATAATAGATCCAACAGCAGTTGAATTTGCAGAAATTTGATCTAAGTTAATAACAGGATTAAATAAAATACCTGATGTCCAAAGAATACCTTTACCAGACTGGTAACGCATATACTTTTTAGTTTGACGTGATACTGAAGCACCATGAGAAGGTAGGAATGTACCAATGTTGATACCACCGTCAAATGGTCTGTGCTGAACGTAAGCATCTGAACGAGTAAAGGTTGATGCCACAATACCAGCTGGAGCAACTGCACCACCAACACGTGCCGTAAAGGTAAAGGTAGTTGTTGAAGGAACAGACTCAACGAAAAAGTTACCACCCATTAGTGTATGGTTTACGCCACTAGATGTAACAATATTAACTAGGGGACATCCTGCAACCAAACCATGTGGTGCAGAACAAGTAACAGTAATAATAGATGGGGATTGATTGTTAGAAGAATACCCTGTAATTGGTAGGCTTGATCCTGTATAAAAACCACCACGTCTAGCATAAGTTGATTGGTTAAACACGGAAGTTCCATTTACACCAACGATACCTTTTGCGAAAAACGTAAAGCTAGTATCATTTGGTACACTGGAAATAACAAACGCACCTTCAGCACGTGCAGCATTGGATACACCAGCACAACCGAATATAATTACTGGTTGTGCAACTGTCATACCGTGCGGTGATGAGCAAGTTACTGTCATAATGGATGGATTACCACCATCTGACGTAATATTAGTCATAAACAAGTCAAGACCTGGTTTTTCGTAAATACCTGGGATACCACGAATATCAGAATAGTTCTGCCACTTGGTTGGTTGCAAACCATACTCAAAGTCAGCATCAATTAATGCTTGAGGCATTGCAACACGTTGACGTTCAATAGCATCAACACCAAAAGCGTATGGACGAACAATATTACCCGCCAGTAAACGTAGTATCAAACGCATCGTACGTAATACTACCATTCTTGGTTGGATCGCCAAGAGCGTAGATATTAGTTTGTTGAGTTTTGTTGGCAATAATTAACAGCTGAGTTAAATCAACCTTGCCTGGAAACTTTACTGTGCCAAGTCCTGGAGCATTTGGTGTAAATATGTACTTTTCAATTAGCTGACGTGCCATCGTGTATCCTTAGAATCCAAAAATAATCGAATAACCAATATAGTCAGATTTGACTGATTGGTCAATATTGTTTAACGAGATAATACCTGTAAAACTTAGAACCCCTAAATCGTAAATGCTGTATGCAATCTCGGCAACACTGCCTAAATTTTCTTGAATGTTTACTACAGAATCATAAACAAATCCAAGATCTGCTTGCGAAGTTGCAAAAACAGCAGAAGCAACTACAGCATTTGACTCAGCATTAATCCAAGCTGAACCTGTGTATGTTAGAACTTGTTGGGGTTGTGCATTATTTATAGAAACGTCTGTTAGCGTAACTAGCGATGCTGTTGGTGCACCTGTCCAAGTAAGTCCAGTTGGACCACGTGCAAGAAATTGTCCATTATTACCTGTGTTGCCATTAATTGAAAACAAGGTAGTTGATGTTAGTCCTACTGTTCCTGTAAGACTAGGACTAGTAAGAGTTTTGTTTGTAAGAGTTTCAGTACCAGCTAGAGTGACTAGTGTATGAGCACCACCACCGATTGGAATAACTGTAGTATTAGTGCTATGACTAAACACTATACCAGAAGCATGCGTTTGCATACTAGTCTGATTTAAGAATAGACTCGATCCAGAAAGGTACAGATCTTTAAATTTGTATGCAGCAGAACCTAGATCATAAGTTGCATCAGCACTTGGAATTAAACTGCCAGATATTGCAGCACCAGCAATTGTTTTATTTGTTAATGTTTGTGTGCCAGTTAACGTGACTACATTAGAATCAATTGCAATCGTTACAGCACTACCACCATTAAACGATGTACCACTTAATCCAGTACCAATTGTTAAAGAATTAGTTGTATTTGCAGTAACAGTAATATCAGCTGACCCATTAAATGATACACCATTAATAGTTCTAGCAGTTGTTAATGTTGCTGCTGACCCTGCTGTCGTTGCTGATGCAACTGATTTAACGGAGTCCGCAGTATTGTCTACGTTGCCTAATCCAACATCAGCCTTAACGAGAGTAACTACACCTGTTTTACCAGCTACGCTATCAACTGCACCTGATGTTATAAAGATGTATGCTGAACCTGACCATCGATAAGTTTTATTAGTATCTAATGCAACATAAATCTTACCAGTTTCGCCTGTTACTGGGAATGTTGCTAAGTTTGTATATTCTAATACATCATCCACATATGACGGAAGATATGTAGAAGAAATTTTAGAAGTAGCATCAAGTGGCGCAACACCATTGGCAGCACCAATTAATGAAGATGCTATTCTTGCCGTAGAGTCTACAGCATTGATTGTTATATCGGCAGAACCATTAAATGATACGCCATTAATGTTCCGAGCAGTTTGTAGAGTGGTCGCAGTAGATGCGTTACCAGTTAAATCACCAGTAAAACTCGTTGATGATACAGAAGTTAGACCAGCGATAGTAGTGCTAGAAGCACCAAGTGCTATTGCAGTAGAACCAATAGTGACAGAACTATTCGCCAAGTTTGCATTAGTGATACCTGCAGTACCAGAAAGATTAGCATTAGTTAATCCACTGATAGTATTAGAACCAGCAGCGATTGTTTTATTCGTTAAAGTCTGTGTGCCAGTTAGAGTAGCAACAGTTGAATCAATTGCAATAGTTACTGCAGCAGAACCATTAAATGATGTTCCAGATAAACCAGTGCCGATAGTTAGAGCATTTGTTAGCGTATCGGCAGTACCAGCTGTAGCCACATTTAAATTTGCTACACGAGTTGTAGAGGTAACAGCTAATGGTGCTGTACCTGTTGCTACAGTAGATGTTAATTGCCCTGCTACTGATAACGATCCTGTTAAAGTGCGAACTGTAGAAGTTGTAACAATTTCAGTTAGCGATGTAGTATCTATTGGAGTAAGAGCACTAACTTGCTGTAAATAATTATAATTGCCACGCTCTTGAACTTTTAAAGACCATCCAATATTTTGAATTATGCTTGTGGAAGAGTAACCTATTACAACGAGACCAGTTGCAGTATTTTCATAAACACGAACACGAATTATTTGCCCAAGATTTGTTATTTCTTCTTCGAATAACTGAAATGATTTAGAAGGAAGTGTATTTGATCGTATATGTAAAACAAATCTAGTAACACCACTCGTTGATCCAGTAGCACTTCGAATTTCGCCTATAATTGAAATGTTATGAGAGTCACCATTAAGAGTAAGTCTACCTATTTCTTGAGGTAATGTTGGGGTATGTGTAGTGCTAAATCCAGAAGCATAATCTCGAACAAATGTATTTGGACCACCAGTAAGAATTTGTCCTGGAGCTGCAAGTATATTATTAACAGTAGTTGTGCTAGAAGCACCAGAAACTGCAGAGCCAATAGCAATATTGGTAGTAGAACCTGATAAACCAGATGTACCAATGTTTAGTGTCTTGGTAGAACCTGATGCAGTTGCACCAGCTTGGATATTAGTTGTTTGGCTTACTGTGGATTGACCAAAGGTCATTGTTCCAGTTCCGCTTGCACCACCTAAAGTTAATAAACCCGTTGTTAATGCAGACGCAGTAATACTTGCTGTTGTATTGTGAAAAATAACTGTGGTATTAAAACCAACAGCACCATTAAAAGTTCCACCAGCAGTTCCCATTAAAGTAGTATCTGCATTTGGTAGCTGTAAAGTTCTAGTTGTGCCAGCAGTAATTCCACTTAATTGAAACTGTGCTTGTTTTGTAGGATCAGCATCGTCTCGTAAAGTAAATGCTGTATCGGTAACTATTAGCGTAGGGTTTGTGTTTAAAACTACAGAACCTGTTCCAGTAACCGCAGCAAATTCAGTATATTCTGGATCCCAATCTGCTGCTGTAGTTAATGTAGTGCCAATACACATACATGTAATAGTAGTTCCTGGAATTACAGTCGCAACTAGATTTCCACCAGAAGAGTTTACTGTTAAATTATGTCCAGGAGTAGCAGAATTTTCAATCGTATAAGAAACACCAGCTGATAGAGTACTAGTAACAGGAAGAATAACTGTGTGTATGTTATTACCTGTAAATCTTTGATAGTGATTGCTACCAGCATGCAATAGGGTAATTCCACCAGCAGCAACAGTAGAAGTATAGCCAGTCTTAATGTTATCAATTGCTGGAAAGGTAAGCGTTTTGTTGGTTAGGGTTTGTGTACCAGTTAAGGTAACATATGAAGACGTGTCTGCCGTAGCAGAAGAGAAGGATTGTACTGCATTGGAAGAATTTTTGAAATACAGTTTACCGTCAGCATAGTTTAATGCTAATTCACCGTATTCTAAATCACTGGTCAGCGGAACTTTCGCTACGACCGATGATTTCTTGAGTATAATTTTGTTACTCATTCATCTTCCTAAAAAGGTTAAAGCTGGGGTAAGAACCCCAGCCGACTAATTCTATTTAGTCAATATTTAATACGTTCCACCATCGATGTTGAAACCATCGAGAGTAGAAGTTGCTGCTCCAGCACCAGTAATGTTAGTGCCAATAAACATTGCTTTAGCAACAGATAAACCACCAGAAAGAACCAACGCTCCATTACCAACAGCAGAAGTATCAGTAGTGCTAGTGAATGTTACTGCACCATTTGCAGCTAAGGTTGTAAACGCACCTGTAGATCTAGTTGTAGCACCAATTGGTGTATTATCAATAGAACCACCAGTAACCACTGCACCTTGGATAGTCTTATTGGTTAATGTCTCGGAACCAGCTAAAGTAGAAAGAGTTCCAGTAGTAGGTAATGTTAATGCAGTGTTAGCAGTTGCAGTTAATGCAGTAGTGAACGCACCAATAGTACTTAAACTACCACCAAGAGTAATAGTCTTACCAGAATTGTTAACACCTGTACCACCATATTGACCAGCAACAATAGTGCCTTGCCAAGTACCAGAACTAATAGTACCAAGAGTAGTGATTGAAGTTTGACCAACGTAAGTTGATGCAATATCAACGCTATCAGGATTTACTGTAATTCTATTAGCAGTACCAATAACATTAAACTCTGTACCAGAAATTGTTAAACCAGCACCAGCAGTAAATGTACCAGTACCAGAGAACTGTTGCCAAATAACAGTGTCTGTACCAACAGTTAGTACTTCAAATGTCTGAACCCAACCAGTATTTCCGTATGTAGTACCTTGTTCAACGAAAGTAAAGTCACCACCACCAATTTCAGCAGCAGTATCAAAGTCAGAAGCACGAGTAAGTACTGTTGCACTAGTACGAACATACATACCATTATGTGCTTGGGTTGCTTCATTCTTAACAAGGATACGATCGCCATTGACAAGTGTAACACCATCAATTGCAGTTAAACCAGCAGAAAGCGTAAGAGTTGCACCAACACCTGCAGTTCCATTGGCGTATGTTACTGAACCACCAGAAAGAGTAGCCAATGTTCCTGTTGTTGCTACTTTAGCAGCTTCGTGTACGTGTAGACCTTCAGCAACAGTATCAACATAGTTCTTAGTGGCTGCGTCTGTTGGATTTACAGGTTCATTTAATCCTGTAAGAATAGAACCAGAAATATCAACTTTACCAGTACCATTTGGGGATAAGATAATATTGCCATTAGTATCTGTTGAGGTAATTGTATTACCATTAAAGTTTAAATTATCAACTGTTAACTCAGTAACACCAGCGATAGAAGTTGTGGTAGAACCAAGTGTTAAAGTAGAAGAACCAAGAGTAATAGTTTTAGCAGCAACTGCACCAGCAGTAACAGTAAAATTATTAGTGTCGAAAGATGCTACACCTTTATTTGTTGTAGAAGCGTCTTCACCTGCAACAGTAATTGTTGTACCAGAGTGAGTTACATCAATACCTTCGCCACCAAGAATAGAGAAACCATGAGTAGCAGGAGTTAGTGCGCCAGTATCTGTAGTAACAGTTTTAACAACTGTATCTTTTAATTCTACGGCACCATTTGTTACATTAAAGTCTGCAGTTTCAAAAGACGCAACACCCTTATTTGATGTTGTAGCATCTTCTGCTGCGATAGTGATTGTATTTGTTGCTGAATTGATAGAAGTATCAATACCTTCACCACCAGCAACAGTTAATGTATCATTGGCCAGAGCAATAGAATCTGTACCTGTATCAGCTGCAATACCAAGAGTTGTGGTAATTGAAGCAGTTGTTACGCCAGTTAATTGACCTTGGGCATTGACAGTGATAACTGGAATTGCTGTAGTAGAACCGTATGATCCAGAAGTTACGCCAGTATTAGTAATAGAAACTGTAGATGTATTACTACCGTCATTATTGGTAACAGTAATACCAGTTCCGCCAGTAACAGCACCACCAACTGTATCATAGATGTACTCAGCAAGAGTTACAGTAGTACCATCAATATATGGATTGTTAAGAACTAACTTACCACTTCCATTTGGTGCTAATGTTAAATCACCATTTGAACCAGTGCTAATAGTTAAAGCACCAGAATCGCTGATGTTTCCACCAAGCCATAAATTTCCTGCAATACCAACACCACCAGAAACAACTAATGCACCAGTTGTAGTACTAGTAGACGCATTGCTTGATGTTAAACTAACAATACCAGTTCCATTTGGTGCAAGAACTAAGTTTCCATTAGTATCAGTGGTGCTAATAGTATTACCATTTAGCGATAAGTTATCAACTAATAATAGGTCTAATTTAGAATTTGCATCAGTTATAAGAGCAGAGTTTGCAAGGGTCGCACCTTTTGCGTGATCCAACATATCGGTGAAATATTTACCACCGATAACAATATGGTTAGCAGCATTACCTGAAGTTTCTGCACCAAAACCAATGTATAAACGATCACCACCATTTGAACCATTGTCTGGTAATGCTGAGTACGCTAATTCACCAGCACCCAGCGTTGCTGGATTTCCACTAACTGATGAACGCTTTATGCGAATAATAGATGCCATCTTATGTCTCCGTTAAAATTCTCCGCCTTCCATGTTCTGAGCATCTAAGTTTACAGATGCAGTCCATTTGGCAGTGTTATTCTTGTAAATTAAAATTGATCCGTTAGTTAGTGACTGTAAGTCAACATCTAACAGATTTTCTATCGTGTTTGGTGCTACTGATGTTTGGCTGGCTACTACTGTAGCTCCACCATCAGTGGTATTACCATATGGGTCGGATACAGTTGCTATAATATCTGCCATATTAAATCTTTGTAATTTCTGGATTGATTAAAACAATACCTTCTACGACTCTGGTTCTTTCTCCCGTTGAAGATCTAACTTCTATGTCATATAGATACTTACCTGCTGGGATTACCCTTGATTGCTCTGATAGTAGTTCTACTCGAACTCTACCCTGAGTCGGATTACTTATAGAAGTAGTGAAGTTATAAGCAGTCGAGGACTGATATGACTTTCTCATTTGAGAAGCTGCAGTGAACCCAGTCAAATCTAATGGTGTTCCATCAGTATTGGCGACTGTCACGTATGTTCTGAAAAATGCACCTTGATCAACGTATAGGTTTGTTACTGTAGCCACTTTTTATTTCTCCCAATATACATACTTATTTATTGAATTTTGAAACGCTGGTTGCCAATAGTATAAATAGATTGAGCTCTTTGAAGCGATATTTAACCTATTATGGAGATACCATGGATACTACTCAGCCTACCAGTCAAATAGTCAATACTTACGAAAAAGTCATATTCCCAACATCAATTCGTTGTTATGAATACGGCTTGACTCAAGAATTAATAGATTCTTTATTTGAACTTGTTTCTACAAAACCTACAGAAGATATAATGACATTAGAACATCCTTCTGTTGATAAATTCAAAGAAATTATTTACGATATCTGCCAAGAATTAGCTGAATTCAAAGCAGATACAAATGAAACTAGAAATGAGCCAATTCCACTCAATGAAAAGCTAAACTATTTACCGCAGATTACTGGATCTAATATTCTATTCCAGCAACCTAAAGAACATATACCTCTGCATGCATATGAGTATACTCCACTAGTATTCACTTTTGTATTAAACACAGGAGAATACCCACAATTTACTTACTTTGCAGACACTCGTGGCGCAGTACAAACTATTCGCCAAAAAGTTTCACAGAATTTAGTTGGAACAAGTTTCGGGCTAAGAGGTAAAGTTGGTGAAGTTATTATTACTCCTGGATACCTACAAAGATATACAGAAACTAACTTATCCGACCAAGCGCAAGTCTTCTTTAATGTTATGGTTGGGTTTGCTAGTTACTAAACTATAATCTTCCAATAAAAACATCCAAGAGGGGTTCGAATTTGAAAGATTCGATACCCCTTTTGTTTTATTCCAAGAATAGTGTGCGTTGCCACTATATTCTTCTATAAGCTGTCGCATCTCCCATCTATGAGTTAGCGGATTGCCAACTTCTTTAGTAAATGGTTTGGTTGTAGTTATTGCATATCTTTGAAAATCTTCAGTATCAAAAAAGTGATAAACATTATCACGATTATTAGTAGTTACTAGAGCATCAAATTTTGCTGTATACCAGTCTAGGTTAAAAATGAACCACCATCTCAAATCTCTAACAGTCTCGATTTTCTTTGGGCTGGCTTCTATCATTGGTTTTAAAAATTCCAACTTTTCATCAGTTATACACTTACTGTAATGTGCCAATGGATCTTCATAATTAAACTGATGGTGAAATAAAGTCACTGAGGAATTTTTAGAAAAATCATCTGTTGGTCCAAACAACTGATTGCCCATAAATCCAGTTACATAAATTTGATCGGTTTCCTCAAATTCTTTTGTTTTGGTAACTGATATTTTATATTCAATACCCAGCGGCAAAATATAGCGATCAAACATATCTCCAGATTCTAATATTGAAGAATACGTTCCATATACTCTAATCTGAGATTTATCATTTGCGAACTTTAGTAATGCAAATAGAGCTAAGGTACTATCAATCCCACCAGACCAAACAACATTAATTACTTTATCCAAAGAAAGTAACTCAACACACCTTTCTTCAATAACTTGCTCAAAAGATTTACTAAAACTTTTTGTAGTTGGAATTGGTGCCAAATTAGGTTTTATATTGATATAATGTGGTATAGTGCTAGTTCTATCGTATACAAGGTTTTGAGTATCCATTCCAAAATTTCTATATTTCTGAAATAGTTCTGGGGTATATTCTTTCGACAAATAAGGAAGAACTTCCTTAGATTCTATCTTATCTGGAACTGAAAACACATTGTAATATAAAACTTGTAGCATAATACCCTCAAATGAAATAAAGGGAGCCGTAGCTCCCTTATATTTATCACTTACAAATTACTGTGCTTGAATACTTTGCACTAAACCTTTTGTAAAGTAGTATTGGAACTTTTCATATACAGAAGAAGTTACTTGCTTAAACTTTTGCTCTTCAGAAGCAGACATCTTAACAACTTCAACACCTTTAGCTTTACACTCAGCCAAGATATTTGGAATGTCAGCAACTGATTCACGACGCTCTTTGCGAGCAGCATTAAATGCAGCAGTAGCCATAACTTCTTGAGTTTCTTGATCAAACTGCTTGAAGAAATCTTGGTTTACAATAATGCTAGTCAAGAACAAGCTATGTGCAGTATCATTAACTACAGCGAATGCTTCATTCTGTTGTAGTGGGAAAATACGTACATATGTAGATTCACCAGCAGAGATAACACCAGCATCAGCTGCTTCGTTCATTTCTTCAAGAGCAATATCTTTATTTGGTAGTGCGCCAAGTGCTTTGAAAGTTTCAACAGCAACTGGACTACGGCTAGTACGAACATTTTGTCCTTCCCAAGCTGCAACAGTATCAGCACGGAAATTCGCTGGAACTACACGGAAGCCACCAGAGTAAGTGAAAGACATCGCTTTGATATTCGACTGCTTAGAAACACCAGCTAATAAATCAGTACCAATTGAACCTTCTAAAACGGCATCAGCGTGGTCATGGTCACGGAATAAGAATGGTAGATCCAACGCATGTAGATCTTTATTATAGTCAGCTAACCAAGTAGTGTAGATATGACTCATTTCGATTGCGCCAGTATTGACTAATTCCATTAGTTCATTCTTGGTGATCTTCTTACCATCGTTATATTTTGTAGCATAGTCAGAAAGTGACAACACTTCAATGTTAAATTTTCCACCAGTTTGTTCATTAACTTCTTTAGCGAATGAATCTGCTACCTTTAGAAACAAACCAATTGGCTCATGAGCGATAACCCATTTAACGTGTTTTTGTTCCACTTACATCTCCTTTATTTTTTCTAAAAATTAGATAGTCTGCCATCGATGTGTCAGCTACCCAGCATTCAATTCCATTAACTTTAATAAGCATAACTACTGGAATCTTATCCTTAATCAGGACATCCTTGTAGTTATTTATAAAATTTAATTGTCTGCGAGTCCCTTTTACCTCAAATTCAGGCAATTGTATATTAAAATTATTGCTTTGATACACAATTGTCTCTGAATTGTAGTGATATACGTTTGCAAGCGTATACTTGTTAAGATTCTTACCGAACTTTGGAAACTGGTTAAGTTCCCAAATTTTGCAATCTAAAAACGCCATTATTGTGGGACTGTAGGTACAGTTACGATAGGAATATTAACTGGCTTGCGTACTTTCCAAGATTTACTCTTACCACCAGATTTCACAAAATCAATGTCAATAACTGGAATAGAAGTAACACCATCAAACCTAATCTTCTCACCTTGTATTTCTGTAAGAATTAAACCATCCGTAAGAACGAATAGCGAACTAGCTAAGATTCCTAAGTTATAATAAAATAAGTTTTCGCATGCTTGGGTCCAGTACTTATCTTCTAAAAACAAGCAAGCACCTTGACATAACTGAACTACTGGACATGATGGGCACTCAGCTCTAGTTGACCAGTGATATGAGTTAGTCAATCTAACATTATCTAAGTCATCAATATTACCCAAATTGTGCTTGGTTAAAGACGATGTATTTTGACAAGTAGTAACATTACCCTTCATATCAATGGCAATATTATCTTCTTTATCCATACCACACTTTTGACCAATAACTTCAGCAGGTCTTTGATATACTAGAGATTCAAAAAAGCTAGTTACTTTCTGATTAACAGTCCAGCTAAATTGATTTCTGGTATTAATAGTTTCCCAGAAAAGTGCGTGTAGAATTTCTTTCTTTTCGTCTGGAGTTTGCAAAGAATGTGCCATACCAGATTCATCATAAGGTAACATTAGTTCTTCAGTAGTTACTTGAAGTTCCATTTCATCAACCCCTACATGCTCATAGCCTAAATCTTTACGATTTAATTTATCACAAATAAAATCTCTAACTGCAGCAATAGAAACATTCTCACGAGTTAATACGCAGTTAAAAGTGAATCTACCTTGACCCATAGTTTTTAGAGCATAAACTACAGCATCTTTAGCCTTTGGCTCATCTAGTGGATCTGGTCCACGATTTTGTGCATGTAATGGACCATCGTGCGACATACCAACAGAGAATCCCATTGAACGCAACCAATCAACTTTATCTCGATCTAAAAGTGAACCATTAGTCACCATCATAAACTGTGCGTTAGGATATACTCTTTTCATTTTCTCAGCCAGTGGCTTTAGGGTTTTCCAATAAACCATCGGCTCACCACCCCAAAACTCAAGACGGAATCTATCGTAAGTACCAAAACTAAAATTTTCTTTCATTTTCTTAATCAACTCTTCAGCATCTTCTGGACCGCCAACGGGATCGTGTGGTTGATGAGCTTGATTGCAATAAGAACACGCATAGTTACACTTAAGACCCATTGTAATCTTAACTACAGTTGGGGTGCGTGATTTAGTTCCGTGAAGTTTTGGATCGTGGGGGTTTGTTACTTTTGCTGGAGTCCACTTCTTTACATCTATTTGATATGTTAATCCATTTGAGATGTATTCCAGAGAAGGTTTCTCGCCAGTTTCTTCCCAATACATCTCTGATGTCATTGGGTCATAAACTAAAACCTGTTTCACTTCATTTGATCCTTGAAGAATCATTTTATAAGCAGCCATGTAATTCCTTTATAATAAATGTAAAATACCTTGTGGTGACACAAGGTATTTAGTAGTACTTGCGCAAGACTTAAATAATTTCAACCCAAAGTTCAGCGTAAGATTCAAACTGACCAAGATCAAATTTAAGTTTAGAAAAATCTCCAGCATCTAACTCGGATATATCTAACTTAACACCAAACGTACCTGCACCAGAAGATACTCGTGTTTTGTTAATAAATCCATTAACTACACGAATATTATATGTGTTAGCATTTTCTGGGTATAATCCCTTTTCAACATTAACTTCTATATTATACTTTGCCGCTGGCAAACTAACTTTGTATTTGTTTGATCTAGTAGGTTGACCTTGTGCATTTACTGCAAATAATCTAGTTTGTTCTGCATCAATAATCTGGGATCCATCTTCATTTTTAATTACAAATGTTAGATATGAAACTAGATTTTCATTAATCCATAGATGTCTTTCTTGAGTAGTCATTTCCTCAACATCAGAATTTAAGATTATTGTATCAGCAGCGTCACCTTCGTGATTATTAAAGTAGAAATTTATTAAAGAACAATTAAATCCTGTTGCAGCAGCATCAAATGTTTTTACGTAAAATATAGGTAAGAGATTTTCAGTGTATCGTTTGTTAATATCTCTATGTAATTCAGTACCGTGGTAATTTGGCACTGATGATTTTTTAGATTTTCCAAAAGCTAAAACATCTAAAATCTCAAAAGAATTAGTTAGTACATTATACTCTGCATAATACGCATTATGATCGGTTACCATAGGAAAATCGGCTGCCGTAAAAGTTCGCTCAAGCAAGGTTTCGTATGAAAGTTCTATATCGTCTTCTCTAGTCAAATCTGGACGGATTACCTTTTCAATTTTAACAATAACTGTATCAGAAGAGTATTGTTGAGTGATTCGAATATTAGGGTTTACGCCAATAGGTGTATTTTCTAAATGGTCAAATCCAGTAATTATTGTTTTTGTTAATTTTACAGTCATTTTTTATAATCCTTAACAGTTACAGTTACATGCGCAGTTACAGTTACATGCGCAGTTACAGTTACAGTTCACACGCAAGTATCTAAAATGACCCATACTTTGTTCTTGAGATTCGTGACGTAAACCATCGTTATATGAAGTTTGACGGAACACGTTCAAACGGAAGTCAGTAACGTGCACGTTGAACGCTAAGTCGGCAGCATCACAGTTACCGCAGTTACAGTTACATGCATCATTACATGCGTTACACGCACAAGCCCATCCGCAGTTACCGTTTGAATCGTTTACACCACGATTACCAGTGTCTCCCTGCCATGTCCAAAATAAACCATTAAGGTCTGTGCCGTTTGATATTCTAAATCCAGTTGCAGCTACAGGCATATTATTTCTCCAGTTTCTCTAAGCGAGTATTTAATTCTTTTATAGTGTTTTGTTGTTCTTTAATAGCTTCAATTAAAAGTCCTACCACGTTTGCATACGCAACAGTCTTAAATCCGTCTGGAGTTTCACCAACAACTTCTGGTAAAAATTGTTCGACTTCTTGAGCGATTAAACCGATTTCCTTCTTACCATCTTTTAGATAAGAAACTCCACGGAGTTTATTAACAACATCTACAGCATTATTTAGCGTTTTTACATCTGCTTTCAATCTAGCATCTGATGATTGCTGAAATAAATTAGCAAAAACACTACCGCTAAATGTATTTGAAGTACCTGCAAAGGTGTTATTTGAGGCTAAGGAAGGTACGTCCTCACCAGTAGTAATTGTAGGATTTCCAGCAACACCATCGCCATTGGTAACAACAATTTTACCAGTAGTACCACTAATTCCACGTGTTACAGAAGATCCGTTGCCAGTTCTAACGTAAATACCGTTGGTAGCGATACCTGATAGTGCTACCAAGTCCGCATCGTAAGGCTGAACATCTGTACCAATAACAAGCCCTAGAGTAGATCTTGCTGAAGCAGCATCCGCATCATCAACTAGGGTTCTGGCAAAAGAAGTAAAGGTTGCTAGAGCAGCAGTTCCAGAGCCAGTGTAATAAGGCAATCTATCTGCAGCAGAATTTAATTCTGCAATAGCAGCTAGTTCAACGTCATATGCTTGTACGTTTACACCAATTTCTAATCCTAGATTATATCTAGCGTTAGTAGCGTTAGTAGCACCAGTACCACCAACACTAACTGGGATAGATCCACCAGAAATACTAATACTACCAACAGCGAGATTACCTGAAAACGAACCAGATGTTCCAGATAGTGCTCCAACCAGAGTTAGTGCATTTAAAGTAGTATTACCAGTTGCATCACGTGCAACGATAGAACTTTTATCCGTTGGGATAGGTAGAGTAGATAACGCAGACAATCCATCAAGAAAGTCTGAATCTAAACCAGAACCTGTTCCATCAACTGTTTTTATCTTTGTTAAGATATCCGCAGCATTGTAACTAGCTGAATTTAGCTTAGTTGCTAACTCGTCATTTAAGTTTGTAAAGTTAGCATCTACTTCTACGTTGGTAAGGGGAGAACCTTTGGTAGTTCTTAAGACTAATGTCGCCATTATTTTTCCTTTTGATTCAGCGAGCGTTTAACAATGTTTTTAGCATTTGTTTTATATCAGAAAGCTCTGATTTAATATTATTTATTTCTACGCCCTGCTGTGCAATTGTTTCTCTTTCTTCTTGAACAGCGTTTCTACGATTAACATACTCAGCGTATGCAGACATATTAGTGTTCACGATGGCATTAGAAGTAGTATCTCTAACTAAGTCATCGTGACCAGAAACTTTTAGTATTTTCATATTATGCGCAAGCAATAATTCTCAAGTCTTTAATTCTTGGGATAGCAGAACTATTTGTTGACTTCATAACCAATTTGACTTGAACTGCATCAAAAGGTACTAGGTTAGTCAATGAATAATCTACGTCGTAGAAAGATTCGTTTCCATTCTCAACCTTAGTTGGGGCAGAAACGGGACTTGCTAGAGTATATTTAGTCTTATCTAAAGTTCCTGTAGAACCAAGAGAAGTCTTATAATATACAAGAACATCAGATTGGCTAGGGATATTTGCAGCAAATCTTACTTTTAAGAACGTAGAAGGTAATGTAAGTTTAACAGGTTTTGTAACATACTTGGAAGCAGAAGATGAACCGACAGGGCTAATATCATCCGTAAACAAGTTAATTGAATCAACAGTAGTTCCTGAAACTGCAGATTCACTAGTGAATGTTACACCAGAAACTGTAATAACCCAAGTGCTTCCTGTAGTATTTTGTACATCAGTTACTAGGAATTGTCCGTTATTTCCAGCTGTAGTAGCGGAAGTAACACGGATAAAATGTCCAATTCCAACAGTCTTCATTAAGTCTGTAACAGCAGTAACACTTGAAGTAATGGTAGAACCTGAGAAACTAAATGCTCCAGTTGCACCAGTAAATACAGTGATAAAGTCTACTGGTGTTACATTGGTATTTGTGTTTGTAGCCGAGTTAATTCTATTTGAAATCGCAGTCAGAGACATACGCTGAGTATCTAACACAGGAGATAATGAATCATTGGTTGAAGACATATTAACAGCAAATGTCAACGACTTATTACCACCAGTAAAAGTATTCTCATTAACTTCAGAAGCAACAACTCTAGGGCTATACACGTAGTTATTTGAATTAGCCAAGCAATCCAAGAAACTAATATCCTGAGCATATGGAGCTTCAGATCCATCTACTGATTTACCTGAAGTAGTTTTAATTCCATACGAAACAGAAGTCTCGGAGAAACTTTGAATTTGAGCTGCTGGTTGGAATGCATCGTACTGAACTTGACCAGTGGCACGAACTGTACTACCACCAAAATAACCAGTAGCAGTAGCTGTTGCAGTAGTGCTAATAGTATACGAGTCTAAATCAATATTTGTAACAAACCAAGTTCCATTTAATTGGTTTGCTGGAATACCGTTTAGTGTGCCAGAAACGCCAGTTATAGTTACTTTAGCATTATCAGTTAATCCATGATTCTGCTGCCATACACGTACAATATTTGACCCAGCAGTCATTTGGAACGGATCTTGTTCTAGAGTAGTGTATGGAAGTACATCATTTACAAACTGAACTGTACCAACAGCACTAGTGTCAAACTTAGCTTTATAGATTGTAAACTTCAAATCTTGAGTTTGATCAGCTGTCCAAGTAGAAGCATTCTGTGATTTAAACAATGATCCAAGATATGGTTGTTCGGAAATAGTTCTAGAAGTTCCTGGAACAGCATCGCCCAACTGAGAAATCCAAACATTATAATTGTTGCAATCAGACATTAAAACGATTGCATATTCACCCATGTCTTGAACGTAAACTGGTGATGGGAATACAAAAGATGTTGGTGTATCATAAGAAGGAGTAGCTACGCCATCTAGATCAACAGTATTTGTTGATAATGCAACTTGCTCTGGCTTTAGGGTAACTCTAGAGAACGGTAATACACGTTTTCCAGGATAGCCATTTACACACTCACGGATTTCCATTGTAACTGGAATATTATTATCTTTAGTAGCAAAAAACACATCAACTTTAGTTAAGAATGCACCACCCTTATTATCAACCAAGAATGATTGTGCCAGAGGATCCCACCAACCTTGTGCTACAATACTAGTTGAATTCTCAATAATTGTTTGGGTGTCTTGAACAGCTTCTTGAACCAACTCTGCATTACGGACTGCATTAACTGTTGCTTGTTTAGTTTCAACAATACCTTCAGCACGATAATTAGTACGACCACGAGAAGTAAATGCACCAGTAGCTAGTGGAACATCAACTAATTTTAACTCTCTGCTACCAGTACGGAAACGAATAGATTCTGTGTTTGGAATATTGAATATTAAATTAACATCACCATTTTGGTTGGTTATAATGTTACTTCCTGCAGTAGCAATAGTTCCTACGCTGGTAATTACACCAACTGTGTTTGATACAGAACCAGTGAATGATTCACCATTCTGGAAAGTGCCGATAATATTTACAACGTGAAGTGTTTTAACCCAAGTAGCTGAATTTAATGGATCAACTTTATTAAGATCAGATCCAACAATAACTGCAGTAGCATTAGAAGTTACACCACGAATATAATCACCACGATTTAAACAAACTTGAGTGTCACCATTAATACGACGAGCAGTTTCAGTGGCAACACCACCAACGTTGGTATCAGTATCAAATACTCCAGTAGAAGTATAAGTGATTTTAGTGGCTGGTGTGCAATAAGCAGAAATATCTACGTTATCAAAGAATGGGTAGAAACGTGTTTTTGGTTTTAATCCACGGATTTGCACTAGAATATTTCTGGAACGAATGTAAGGGATTACTGCAGTTGACAGTACACGATCAGAAACAATTTGATGGTCTACTTTAGGTACTAATGAAGTTTTAATACCAGTTCTAGATTGACCAACTTCAGTTGCAAAGGTTTCTCTTATCTGCCAAAATCCTCTACCAAATCCACCAGAACGTCCTAGAGAAACAGGAGTTCCACTCCACTGAGTTTGCCAAGCATTCCAAACTGTGCCAATAGCACCAGCTTTTTCAGCCAAGATAGACATTGTGCTAAAGTTTCCGTCAATGTTATTAATAATATCTGGGCGACGATCTACTTCAAACCAATCATCAGTTTGTGGATTTAGTTTAACATTACCTAAGAAAGTAAATACTGCAAATGGGTTAATATTTTCTGTACGAGAAGCAAAATTTTGTTTTACTAACTCAACGTTTTCTAGAATAGGTAAAGTAATTACATCAGAATGTTGTTGATAGAAAGCAGCTGCTCTAGCAGCTGGAGTAGATGCTCGCTCAATCAAGTTTACATTACGCATAGAATAGAATGGGCGTAACTCACCATTCTCCATATCAATTGCGCAACGATAATCAGGAGAACTTACTTGACCAACACTATGGCCAGTAAAGTTATCTACAGTAAAACCATTTTTAAATCTGTTTAATCCAGAACTATCTGTAATTGTTAAAGATTCTGTTTGTTGTTCAAGTAAAGATAAAGAAGTGTAGTATTCAAGGTTATCAATACGCTTTTCTAGTTTACCAATATCACGCATTGTATAACGACGATTATCAACACTCTCAACAAGAACATCGTTTATATCAAACGTATATGGGTCAAGACGTAGTTTATACAAAACCATACCAGTGGCTGGATCTTCAGGATCTCCTGGACTTAGTGAAGATGTTCCAGAGATACTAAAAATTTCTCCATTAATATCTATGGCAATTTTTTCATTTCTGGCAAGATAGTAAGTAAAGTCTGCACTAATAGTAGAACCACGTTTTGGTAACAAAGTTACTACAGAGAAACTTCCATTATCATCCATGCGTGGACGGAAGTCTAAACCATCACGCAACTCGGTGGGGATAGAAGTGTAAGGAATAGTTGCTGGGAATGAATTAACTGTGCAGTAGTCACCACTAGTATGAGTGAAATACTCAAAGGTAACTCTAACAGGAGCCGATGGAGGAGCGTAAGTATCTTTAAGTAGAATTCTACCTAGATCATAGTGAGTGCTGCGTTGTCCGTTATCAAAATCATAGCGATCGCTAATATCAATGCTGTATGTTCCAGATGGTGATGCAAAAGATCCAGTGTCCATCATAATGCTGTTAATTTTCCAACAATCAGCTTTACCTAGAGAAAGAACTTGCGCAGTGGCAACAGTTGCTGTAGTAAAGGTAGTAGTTGCACCAATCACATGTGTTTTACTTTTCTCAGTAGAACCAGCACCAGTTTTTTCAACAACAGCAATAACAATACAAGTTACACCATTTAGTGGCGCACCAACGTTAATAGTTGCACTTGATCCAGCAACAACAACTGTGGCTGGAACAATATCACCAGTATCGTTTCTAGCAACAATAAAATTGCCAGTTACAGTACCTGAAGCAAAAGTTCCAGAAGAAGCATTAATAGTTAAAGTTCCTGATGCTACTACACCAGTAAAGTAACCAGTAACACTATACCTAGTATCATTTGTACCAAGTGCACTTCTTACAGATTTAACTGTTGGGTAAGGTAATTTAAAGTTAGTACTTTCTTTTGCTGCATCTATAATGGTGGTTTCTATTAAAGAAAATGCAGAACCAGTAACAGTTAGTGGTGTTGCAGCATCTAGTGTTAAAGCATTTTGTGATGCAATAGCTGATACCAAGTGATTAGTAGTGCCAACTCTAATATAATCACCAACTACTAAATCTGTTAAAAATGAAGTTCCAGTACCTGTAACTGCAGTTCCTGCAGCAGTTACAGAACCAATACTTGGTGTAAGGGTAGGGTTAATATCAGCAGTAAAACCAGAAGAAATTGCGGCAATTTGTTTAACGTGACGATCGAAAGACTTACCATTAGTCATTTCAATATTGTATAAGAACAATTTGTAAGTAGCTGCAGTATTTCCTAATACACCATTATCGTATTCAATGGCACGAACACGTGCAGTTCCAATAGTAGTTCCAGCTGGAGTACCACGAGTTGCTGTTATTCTATCTTGTAGGGTAACAACTTGATTGGTTGTAATTAGTGGGAGCTTTGTCAAATTAGTAACAATTACAAATGCACCCATCTCAGCTGGTGTAAATGCATTATCTGCTTGAACAAAGTCACGTGCTTTATTAATAGCAACATATTCGGTGGCGATCTTTTCTATCTCATATCCACGAACATATGCTTTACCTGGCTCTAAACCAATAGCTAATTTGTTTTCATCACCAGTTTTAAAAATACCACGATTATATGTTGGAGTTGTTGTCAATTCCCACTGGATACCAGTAGAACCTGGACCATCATAAGCAGTACCACTAGTATGAACTGGTGCAGTTGTTACAGAAGTTCCACTATTCTTAGCTACGTAGATTCTTCCAGCATTAGTAACTACGTCACCAATTAAGAATGGTGTATTTTGAACCCACTGACCACGATCGTTTGTACGATGTTCGCGAACATCAATATTAAAATTACGAATAGTATAATCACCTGACTCATCATAAGTACGACGAGCCATAGTTTCTTCAAGAATTGAGTATTCTGTTCGACTTACGATTTTTCTGTTTACGCCATCTTCAATACGTAACAATTCAATAAAATCTTTATCTGCAACTGAGTTAAGAGGTAACTTAGCTAATTGTAAATCGATATAATAGCGATGTGCTCCAGGTGCTGCAAAGTTGTAGCTATTTTGAGCATTATCTAATAAAGTTTCATCATCTTCTGGAGTAACAGTTGATTCTGTTACTTGTAGACCAACTCTAAAAGATGGAGTAGTGCCATATTTGTCAACTACTAGAGAATGATCATCAACCAATACAAAGAAATTGTTAACATAGTAAATACCACGTTGAATAGAAACAATTGTTCCCTGTCCAGTAGAATCTACAGCTTGAGCTTGAAACGAATATAATCCATCTGAAGTAGTAATAACTTCTTCATTGGCAAAAACTTTGGTAGTATTATTGTTGCCAGAACTAGTATAACGAACATAAATTGTAGTAGGCTCAGTACTTTGCTGACTCTGAACCTTAATAATTTCTGCAGTAAGTCCCTGATTTGCGCCAGTAACAGTTTTACCTTGTAGTTGGCTAATAAATGTTTCTACTGCAACACCATTGTATAGTGGCTGTAGTTTAACATAATTAGCACTGGTGTCAATTGAAATTTGACCAGGAACAACCATCGAACCTTGTTTAAAAATGTGATTACCGTGACGAGCAATCTGATTCTGTAGGATGGTTTGTAATTGAGTTAGTTCTCTAGCTTGAACTGCAAAAGATGGACGAAATAGGATTCTATAGAATTTACTATTTTCATCGTAATCGTCATTATACGGCTCTGTGTTAAAATCTATCATTCTTTTTGCTCTATTCTAGTTAAGTTTCTACTACTATTTATTAGAATTTAATAACAGTTCTTAAAGTAACTGTTTGATCTGCTGTTGGTGTAAATGCTTGCTTATTATCAATAAACAACAAGTCACCTGAATATTTATCTGCTGTTGGAAGAGTCACTCCATTAATACCGAATGTTTGAGATGCTTCATTTGACATAACACCACCTGTAATTGGGATACCATTATCTAGAGATTGCACTAAAGCAGAATTTGCCGTTAGGTTGACAATTCTAAAACGAGTGTTATTTGTTGATAAACGAATTATCATATCTTGACTAAATTGAGCTAAATTAATGCTTCCATTAATAACAAAACAAGTAGAAGCCAAAGCTGAATTTAAGTTTTCTGTTCCACTATAAGTTCTTGGATTTTTAATAATACCAATTTGACGGAAGTCATTATTTACATCAAACCCTTGATTTTTATCTTTAGATACGTTTGTGTAAAACATTAATGATCTTGTGTATAAACCATTAATTGAATCTTTACCATGACCACCAAATGGAGTAATAACAGCACGTGCCTTAGCTCCGTATCCGTTACCAGTTATAATAACTCTAGCCCAACGATATCCTTGACCATAGTTAGTTATATTAATTTTAATAACACGACCAAGTGAAAGAACAGCTTGTGCCGTCGCACCAGTCCCATCGCCTTCAATAGTAATTGTAGCAGCTGCATATCCAAATCCACCAGATTGAACTTTACAAGACATAATTCTACCATCAATAGTTAGTAGTTCAGTATTGGCTTGTAATGTAGAAACGTCGCCTGGAGAAAGATCAGCTGTTAATTCTGCTTGTGTACCATTTCCAGAAACTGTTAAGTTAGCGTAAGTATAACCAACCCCACCATCATCAATCTGAACACCAACAATTTGACCACCAGACAATAATGGAATTAGTTTCGCTTCAGATTTAACACCACTAAAATACGCAGATGCACCACCACCACCAGTAAAACTAATATTTGGTAGAGATGAATAACCAGCACCATAACGCAACACAGCAGTACCAGTAGCTGGAAAGCCTACATATGATAATGTGACAGTTCCATTAGTTGCACTACCAGAAGTATGAGTAGGTGCTGATGATCCTGATGTTCCTGCAACAGTTACGGTGTAAAGTCTATTTGAAGCAAATATTTGTTGACCAACTGTGTACGCAGTTGTTGCTGCCCAAGTAGTTCCAAATTGTACTGCTGGAACACTGGTAAAGCCATCACCAGAATCTAATACAACAACTTTTTGCACTGATGTGCCAGACATAACTGCAGAAGAAACAATACCAGAACCACCCCCACCAGTATATGTAATAGTTGGTACTGATGTATAACCAAGACCACCTGAAGTCATATTAACTTCAAGTAAGCTACCAATAAGATTAATTGCAGTAACGCTACCACCACTAACAGTTGCAGTTGCTCTGGCTGTTGTACCGATATATTTTAACGCAGCAGTTCCACTGGAAACAATACCAGATTTATGAGTAGGTGCTGGTGTAGCAAAAGTTCCAGGTAGTGTCACTTCATATATGTTAAGACCATGGTAAAACTTCTGTCCGAGTAGAACTTGCACATTTGCAGTCCATATGTTACCTGCAAATGGTGGATCAATAGTTACTGTTGCAGTGGTAAACCCAGAACCACCATTAACGATATTAGTTCCTGTAATTAATAATGGGTCACTGGCTCTGCTACCGTCACCAACTACTGAAATGCTCGCTGAAGTATAATCCTTACCAGCTTTATCAATTCTTACGTTTTGTATATTACCATTTGAATAAAATTGACCACGCAATGCAGTAACTACTGGCATATATGCATCTGTAAAAAACTTATTGCGTAGTGCAATAGGTATTGAATACATATACTTCCAAATATAACCATCTGGCATAGTTACAGGGTCAACTGTTGTACCAACTGGTTTATATGTAGATTGAGCATTATTATTGTTATCTAAACATTTATATACGTTAAATTCATCAGTCAATACATAAAAATTAGCATCTTCCATTCTTTGTACGCCAGAGAATGCTTTAGGTAAAATAGCAACTGCACTGGCACCTTCGCCACCGCCACCAGTAATAGTAACAGTTGGAACAGCATTATATCCACGACCTGGATTCGTCAACGATATATCAATAATAACACCATTGACAATAGTTGCAATAGCAGTTGCACCAGTACCACCGCCACCAGTAATAGTAACAGTTGGAGCATCAGCAAAACCAAATCCACCAGAAATTAAATCAATACTGTCTAATTCATCGCTGTACTTATCATCATACATATCATAAATTTCACCAGCAGTCCAATCTCTACGCTCAACAATAAAAGCAACGTCTGTTGACTTTATTTCTTTCATTGTAATAATTTCATTACGAGTTTTTAGATCGTAATCAAATGAGTCAATAGGAAATGGTGGCTGCAATTCATTATTCCACTCTAAGGTTTTACCTAGAAAATAATAATAGCGAGCACTACGATTTTGAATCTCACTAAACAATCCCTCAGCAATGGAATTATGTAATCCTGATTTTAACAGTGATGAAGAAGACATACTATCTCTTTATAGAAAGGTTAGCTTACAGTAACAACCCAAGTAATAGCGATAGAGTCGCCAGCAGCTTTGTTTACAACTGGGAAAGTAGTACGGCACAATAAAGTACCTAGAGAAGCAGCATTAAATACGCCTGCTTCAGTGATTGCACCAGTACCAGTACCAGCTGGGAATGTTGATGTAAATGTAACTTGATTTGTTGAAGCTGTTCCTGTAGTAGCTACACGACCTGCCTCAGTACCTAACGTAGTATCTCCAGCTGCTGGAGTTGCAGTACCAGTACCAATAGCCATATGTGACATAATTGGAGATGCAGTACCAACAATACGTGAAGCAATAAAGTTCTTACCAGCAGTAACAACTAAGTTTGGAACGTGCATAGAGTTTTTAACTAGTCCACTTTCATCGCGAACAACAATAGTTAGTTCGCCTTTCATTTTTAAGCCTTCGATTAAATTCATATGAATCTCCTTTAGAAATTGATTGGTTCGCCGACGTATTGTTCTAAGAACCACCCTGCGTCAGCGTAAGGGTTAATAAGCATAAATCCACCACTATCTTGAGGGATAGTTTCATCTACACCAGAAATTGTGGGATCAATATATTTAGTAATACTACGGAGCATTACTTCGGTAACTTCAGGATAATCGTCTAATCTTTTGCCGAAATCTCTGGCAGTAATAGTATCTCCCATTACAGGGAAATCATCAAGACGCTTACCAAACTCCATGGTAGTTATACCAGAAAGCATTAATGCTGCGTTATTATCTAGAGTTATGCCATCGTTTAGTAGATGACCATTTAAACTCTTACCGAAATCTCGTGCAGAGATTTCATCAGTTAAAACAGCTGAATTTATATCTTGGGTGATGTTATCGTTTAGTAGATGATTACTTAATAACTTAGCAAGTACTTTTGACGGTAAGAAATCATTGGCCATCGATACGCTATGTTCAAATCCTTTGGTTATGAACAATTCAGATATTCGGTCTGCAACAGATACGTCATCTTGCTCGGTAACAGCAAGAATTTTAATCATTGATTCTAGTTCAATACCAATATCAAACTCGTTACGAATATCATACTCACCAAATACAGCCATACCAGCTGGGTGTAGTAATGTTTTAACGTAAGATTTATAAGTTTCTAGACGTTCATCAATTTTAATAACATAAGAATATGCTTGATAAAATCTACTGTCTTGAATAAAGACTGCATCATCTAAGAAACCATCATTGTTTAGATAATAACCTGGATACTTAGCAAGAGAACCAAGACTAACTTTAACAACAGCAGGTTCAAATGGGCTTGATATAGCAGAACCAGTTCCACTATCTCCGAATTCACGTAATAATTCACCAGCATATGTTCCATCACCATAAGCTAACCAATAGTTGGCAATGTTAATTGTACCAGCCTCAGTAAAACCATCTAAGGATTCAGAAACGCTAACATTACCACCAATAATTTGCAAGGAACTGCCACCTGTGCCTGTCACAGACTGACCAAGATCAGCGTATATTGTTGATGTAAAATCAGTTGTATAACCAACACCAAATTTAATAAATTCCGCAGCAATAATACCACCATTACTGCTAGTCTTAGTAACTTTCATAATGGAACCAGTTCCCTGACCATTACGAATACCATAAAGCTGTCCAACCTTAAATCCTTCTCCTGGAACTAATACTTTAAGATTTGACGTTGTAGCTAAGATATCACCAGTGAAATAAATGGTGTCTGTTTTATAACGTAAACGATCGCCAACACTAATTTCTCCAAAGTATCTACGATCAATATAGAATTCATAAATGTCTTCAGAGATTTTAGTTACACGTTCTACCTCAACTTCAATATATTGACGACGATCAATTTGAATACGAATAATTTTACTTGGAGTTACAACATCAACTAAACGACCAACAATTTGATCTGGATGTCCTGATGTAACTTTAACCATTAATGAAACGTCTTGATTCCACTTACCATCAGATGCACGTAGCATTTGCTTTGATGGATAATCAATAGTTACTGGTTTATTGAATAGTAATTTAAATAATAATTTGTACGAATCTTCAGAACCTTTGGATAAGTACTGATCTTTAATATGTTGTAATAAAAATCTAGGATCCGTCTCAATACTATTTGGTAAGTTTAATGCAAGTTCATTTTTAAAGTGAACAATAAACGATTCAAGAGTAGTATCTAAATCTCGTAGACTTTTTATATCTGGTGTTTGTGTTTCAAGATAATCGTAATACGCTTTTAGAAACGCTACAAACGTCTTGTGATCTTCTCTTACAAACTCTGGGAGTTGTGATTGGATTAGTGACGATAATTTTGGTTTAACCAACACGGTATATTTCCTTAGTATTGGTTATCAAGAATTGAAGAACTATTTGCAACTCTATCACCTAAAACCGTAGCTGATGAGTCTGAGAACGTATAGTTATATCCAGCACGTAAATCACCAGATGACGAGTTATCAGGGATTGCTGTTACGTACATATGATCTCTAGCAATTTTAGCAATTTGAGTTAGCGCAGAAACTACATCATTTGATTTTGGTTTAACTGTCCATTCCCAATCAATATCAGCTAGTGCAGATACGTTTAAGTTTCTAATATCTAGAATACCATTTTCGTGGTCAATTGTACCAATTCGGTCATTGATAATAATTTTTTCTGCGTTTGTACCATATGTAAATAAACGCAAGTCAGTTTTAAGATCGTCAATATAGTGAATGTCATCACTACCTTCAATATAAAACCCAGTACTTGCAATAGAACCACCAGCAACTTCAGAGTATGCAATGGGGTTAATTAAGTTTAACATATACTGTGCGGAAACACCATAACGTGGTGCTATATTTCTACGCAATAACACAGTCATAATATTATTTGTAATAGAGTCTTCTGTGGTATCAATTAAGCGAGATAACTTAGAATAACGGAATACTCCATCGAATCTTTGTAAGTCACTATCATCATACCCAAATATAGTTTGAGATACAAGTGAAGCAATTTCTGGGGCAGTTTTAGTAGTTTCTCTTGGATTGTAATATACATTTACATTCAACGAGATATTAATAAAGTCTGGGTCTACCAATTCAGGACTAACAGAAACTACGTTTTTGCTAGTTAGTACAGTTGATAATAAACTTGCCTTTTGTAATTGTGTTAATTTATTAGCATCTTTCGGCTTAACACAAACAAATATTTTACCGTACACTGGTGGATTATTATCCTCACCACCCCAAACCGAAACTGATTGAGCATCTGGGAATGCTGAGTAAATAATTGCTTTGTAATCTTCTGGAGTTACTGCACGATTTTGTGTGGCATACATTCTTGGCGCATTAAAACGAATTGACTCAATATCCTCAGCACCAGAACCACCAGCTGCGATTGCTAGAGTGCTAACAACATTTGTTGCGTTATTGATTAAGGTTTCGCCATTATAATTAAATATTCTAGCTCCATTTGGCGCACTTAAACTTGATGCCATATAATCAGCGTGAACAACATTACCAACAGATAGTTGTTTGCCAATAATACCATCACCAAAAGTTAGCTCATATAAACCATCATCTATTTCTTTAATGAAATAAACTTTAGTGGTTGAATCTGCAGTAGTAATATCTGAAGAACTTGTATAAGTTTCATACTTTGTTGAGTTTATAGATTCTTGAACCTTTACCTTTAATGTGGTAAGGTCAATATTTGAATTTGGTATGATAAATCTAGCACCAGTAGTATATCCCCACTGGAATGTTAATGGTGTTCCTTCAATAAGTTCAACATTATCAAATGTATAAGAAGTACCAGCACCAGTAATTGTATACTGAGTTGTGGTATAAAAATTATATTGAACGCCATCAACTTGTGTGGCAAAATTCGAGTTTGCTGGTAGAGTTAGAGAACTCGGTCCAGTAATACCATTGTTTACAGTTAGTCTAACTTTAGCTCTTGAGCAAGAGCACGATCTTGGAACGTAACCCAACATTTTAGCAAGAGAAACAACGCTGTTTCTCTTAGAAGCGGAATCCAAGAACATCTCGTTTATAGTTAAGTTATTATATAACGCATTGTAGTGGGTATTGTACGCCAATACATCCATAAGAATGCTCATACCAGAACCTTCAAAATCATAATCTTGAAATTGAGTTTGACCTTCTAAAAAGGTTTTTAGATTTTGTTTAATTCCATCAAAATCTAATTCTGCTACGTTAATTTTTTTATTAGCCATTATCGTGTTCTCTCTAATACGAGGTCTAGACTCAAAGGTCTTTCGGTGTTTACGAGTTTAAAATAAATACTGACGTATACTGAGTTGTTTTCTCCACTTACATTAACGTCAACATCAAGTAGTTGTACTCTGGGCTCAAAGTTAATAACAGTATCTTCTACTGCTTTTTTAATCATAACTTGAGTCATTGGAGTTGCTGGTTCAAACAACAATCGTTTAATTGGTGAACCAATTTCGCTATGAAAAGGTCTTTCATAGTTTGATGTTAGGATTAGGTTTCTTAGGCTAGTTTTAACGGCATTCTCGTCAAAACGAAGTGTAATGTCTTTAGTCACTGGGTGAGCAGTGAAATTTAAGTCTAAGTCCGAAAAAGTTCTAGTATTGCGTGCCATCTTATTATTTAGCTTATTCTATGAAACTGTTGGGGGATCCTTGAGCAATTGCATCTCCGCAAGCAATATCATCCCCGATTCTTGCTACGGCTTTGCCTTCAATAAAAGTCTTAGAAGAACCACTGGTGATAAATCTCTGACTTTGAGTATGAGTAGTTCTACCACATACGTGCTGTATAAACTGAGTGCCATTATCTTTTAATGCTACCAGCTTACCATTAAAGAAACTCTTGGTAGCTACAGTAACAGTTAAAGCTGTTGGTGGGAAACATCCGTGTCCCGTAGATAAATCATCTTTTCTTGCTACAGCTGGCATTATGTTCTCTCCGCAATAGTTTGAGCAATAGCTGCTTTTAGTAAGTTTAACCCAACTGTCCAATTATTAGTAACTGTAATCTGATACTGTTTGGTTTCAGTTATATTACTTGGACTGCTAGTTGCAGTGGCAGTATAATTAAATGTTTTATATTGAACCATAGCTGGAGTATAATTAACAATCTCTCTGGCATTTGCGATCTGTGACCAATCTGGTGCAGTTTTATATTCATTAGATCTGTTTAAATATGTTATCGAATACCCATCAAATGCCGATGAATAGTATCCACTTATAGTTCCACCAGTAATATTTACAGTAGAATTAACTTCACTTGGTGTTATTGAAACCACCCAAGTTTCTCCTGGATAAAGAAGTTCATCGTTAGTATAAGTAATAGTCTGAGTAAAGTTTACCAGTTCATTTAATTGATCTGGTCCATATAAAACAGATTCTGCTGGACTAAACATTATTAGTTACCAAACAAGAATAATCCACGAGTACCAGGTGCTACATTACCCTTTGAGTCAACTGATTTATCATCAATCATGGTGAATGCTTGTTTCTTATTACCTTCCATTGAGTATGAAATATGAATCCAATTCATCCAGCCTGGACCTGGATTATAATTTGCTCCAGGTTTTCTGTATTCTAAAATCAATTGGTTGTATGGTAAAATCTTTTCCAATTGAACCGCCAACTTCCACATTTCCTCAAAAGATCGTTTAGGGTTAAATCTAAGATCCATCGCTCTACCCATATTATGCTCAGAATTATTTGTACCATTACGCAAGCCAGAATTGATACACCACAATCCCTTTGAAGACATTGCCGCAAATTTACCACTTGTTGGACCATATAAATCATATATTGGTTCACCTACGTTTGTTGCAAGTGCTGCCAAGTTTGCAATAATATCTTGCTTACTGAATAGTTTACCCATAATAGTTGCATCACGTAGGATAACAGATGGTTCTATTAATTGACCAACAGTAAAGTTCTTTGATAACTTGTATGATGGTGGGAAGTCAGTAGTGTTATAGAATGGTGCAGTGTCAATTGTCTTTCCTGGAACTTTATTTGGTGGAGGCACCGCTGATTCTTGCGCATCACCATTTTTATTTTCTGGTGCTTTATAAGAAGGAGTATCATACTGCTTTTCTTTTTCTAGTTGTCCTTCTGGTGTTACCCACTCATCTGGAGTTTCAAACTTAGCAATATCTTCAAACGATCTTTCTGGTGGTTCCATATTTTTAAAATCCGCAATAACAGCATTAATCAATTCAGGTGCAGTTAAGCCAGTAACAGGTGCATCTTCAACTTCAGCTTGACCATTGGCAAATTGCATTTCAGCCATCACCTTGACATAGAATATTAATGTTTCCACCAACAGTTAAGTTTGCAGTTCCAACAATATAAATGTTATTATTGCGTAGTACGATTTGGTATCCATCGCCAACAATAAAGTTTGTTTGAGAACCATTTGGATCAATCTCTAAGAATGTTCCCTTACGGTGATATAAGTGTATACGTTCACCATCAGGAGAATCATCAAACTCCATAATGTGACCAGATTCAGTTTCCATAACTTTGTTGTATGGATAAACTGTATTGTAAGCAGACAATGGTTGTGAGTATTTTTTTCCACCAGCAATTGGAATATCTATTTTTCGAACAGCATCTTTAAACTTAAAACAAGTTCCGTCAATAATACCACGTGCTAGACGATTGGTATCTGATTCATTCATATGATCACGCAGCGGATACTTGCCAGAAGGATCTGTAAATCCATACTGAGCAGAGTTTCCTGAACGATCTTCTTTATACGCTTCTTGCTTTTCTGGAGATGCTTTGGCTATTTCTTCAGGTGTTAAGTTCGGCTCAGTGGCAGTTGCGTTTTTATTTGTGGAAACTGGATCATTTGAACCATCCAAGAAATACTCATAATACTGTTGTTTAACTAGCGCAATGTCTGGAGAGTTTACACCAACAGCATTCTTAGCAGCTTGAAAGAATCCTGGCTCATACATTAACTTTTCCCAACCTTTAACTCGGTCGGTAATATAAATTGCAGCAATTAATGCAGATGTTTCCATGTCTGCGTCCAGAGAATCTGGATTATTGGCGATGTCTAGGTTTAAACCAAACTTTTGATTGGCTAGTTTATTGTAGCGTTCATAGTTACCACGACCAGTCAATTGAATAAAGCCACGTCCAAAATATCTACCACCATCTTGGTCTGTTTTATTGCCAAGAAAGTTTTTGCCACGGAATGTTGGACCATAAAAGAAGTGAAAGAATTCTTCTCGGGACATGCCCTTTTTAGCAGCAAACGAATATCGTTCAACAACTTCAGGTGTTGCTGTGGAAAAGATTTGCTTTAATCTAACTGGATTATAGTTGTACGCTTCTAATTGCGGAACCCATTTAGATTCTCCACCAGCAATACCCAACAAAGCAGCTTTAGCGTACTTTGTTGTTAATCCAACTTTATCGCAAGCTGCAATTAATGCTTTGATACCATCAGTAGCTTTATTGGTAGCACCAGATTTTGGTGGTGGTGTTAATTTAGTTATTGTGTTACCACTCTTAGCTACTGGAATTGCAGCAGGAGTTGGTGTAGTTGGCGCAGAATTGTTTGCTTGATTAGTTACCACCAATAGTACCCATAATAATAGGCATCTGTTGATCTTCATCTCGGAACATAACAACAACCCAAGTTCCTGGAACTGGACCAACTGGTGAATTGCCAATACCACTAATTGCCGCAGAAGTTACTGGTTGAACAGGATACGCCCAAGGTAAGTCTGATGTTGGTAAAAGTGTTTTATCGTCAGTATGAATACCAACAATTCTAACTTGACAACGACCTAACTTTAATGGGTCTTGTCTATTTTCAACTACGCCTGTAAATAAATTCATTATTTGGTTTTCCCATCAAGATTTACTAATAGAGAATCTTTTATTAGTTCCATAGAACACTCGTGCATTTCTCTTGTTATCATATGATTTATAGCAGAAATAATATAGTTACCTGAGAACATATTATCTAAGGTCTTTTTATCATTCTTACTAGTTGGTTCAGCTTTGTATAATTTAATATCTACTTTTTGACCAACTGTATAATCACAACGACCTGGAACTGTGATTTCAATTTTAGTAGATTCAGATTGCTTCATTAAAGAAATACGTTCTTGAATACTCTTAGTTGGAGTAGCATCGCCAAAGTTACTAAAGTTATTATAATACTTTAACTCATTGAATAGTTTTGCACCGTAACGAGAAATAACTTTTTTAGAGTAAGGTGCAAACTCATTTAAGTGACTTCTTTGATTAAATTTTTCAACTGCACTAAAGTTTTTACTTTCAACTTTCTTTGTAGCTAAATCGTATGTATACATTCTAGATGCATACACACCACTTTGAATTCTATCTATGTAATCAATACCAACTGGAATTTTTAAGTCAGTTATGCGTTTATAATCTTCTTGAACATTCCTAACAGATCCTGTAGTTCCACGTGGATCTCTAACATAGTTGTCTTTAATAAAACTATGTTTGACAGGTTTCTTATATAATGATTCAAGTGAAACGAAATTATACCCATCGCGATTCTCAAAGAATACGTATGTTGGCGAACCACTTTTATTAAGTGCTTGTTCTGTTAAATAAACTAAGTTTTTAACAGGTGACCAAAAGTTTGATACATACTTGGTTTCGTTGGAAGTTTGCTCTACAATATTATTTTTAGTAGATTGCAACCCGATAGTTTTATCCATTAAAAACTTGGTAGCAATATCTGAAACTTTACCAGAGAATGATTTGCTAATTGATTTGTTTAAGTCTAACAACGATTCCTGTGACGTAAAGTGCAATTGGTAAGCCACAGATTTGTCACCAATTAGTTCACGATCAGTCATTTTGTAAATATAAAATTTACCTTTTATGTTACCTTCTTTTAGAGTAGGTGTTGTTACATCCAACTCTAGGAATTCTTCACCAACGAATGGGAATAGATTTATTAAATCTAAGGAATCTTTTACTACTAGTGAACCTGTGATAAATGGTGATAACAAATCTTCAAAGATTTGAATACCTTTAACTTGGTTGGCGATATCTTGATAAAATCCGCTTGGTGTAATAACAAGAACTTTGTTTATTGTTACATCACCAGCAAATCTCAATACACTTGAAGGTTGCATTATAATAATTCTTTGAAGTTATTTAAAACAGTATCGATAAGTGCAGGAGAAACTATTTTAATTCTACGTTTCTTTTCATTTTCTGAGTCTTCGTATTGACGATTTGAAACAGAAACTGCACCTGATGCTGTTGAATGAACAATATTACCTTTGCTATCTTCATAGTGATGAATAGCATTTGCTTGTGCACCATATTTGGCTGCGACGAATTCTTCTAGTCTTGGTATTGATAATACCCAGTCAGCTCTGTAATCAAAGCGTTCATTGACCAACATAATAATCCAATGATACTCGGCATTACCATAAATTTTCTCGGCAACTATCTCTGGAGTTTCACCATCTTTAACATCATACTCATCGTAAACTGTAATGTTTGCCAATATATCTCTACGAAAACGAATGTTGCGAGTGATGTCAGTTAGTACAAGAGCATCACGTTTATTTTTAGTAAACTCAAAATCATAAAGGAAATTTGGGAAATCTTGAAAGTACATTATAAACCTTCCTTAATAAGATCTTTGGTGAGAGTAGAAAGTTCTTTAAAGTTTAATACTACGTTGATTTGAGTAGGCATACCATTGGCAAAAGAATTGAATTGTCCGTTTGGTGTGTAGTTAATACTCATCTCAGTAAGAACACAAGAAGTGTGACGATGAAGATTTGTATTTTCTTTACCGTCTTGATAATACGCAATATCAAATTCAGATGGATAGATGTATAAAAACTGATTTGTGTCTTTAAACTCTGGGTGCATATGATACTTGAATTGCTCAATAATACGCAATACATTTTCAGCTTCGCCAATATCTCTTGGGAAGAATTGATAATCGAATTGGAATGTTCTAAAGTCTACGCTCTTGAACAGTTGTTCTTTCTTTGGGTTTGCCGCAAGACCCATATATTTAATTGATTTGGTACGTGTAAGGCGATTGCTGTTTTTAATCTTTTCTGAGCACGAGTAACAGATGCTGCTTGAGTAGCTGCAGCACCAATACCAATTGCTGCTGGGGCTGCATTTAAAGATGCACCAGCAACAGCACCTTTTCTACCAGCCAATAATCCACCACCTACTGCACCTTCAATAACTTGTCCAGCTGCATTTAATCCAACAAATGCTGCTTTATCTCCTACAGTACTACCATTACCAAATAGCCTTTCGTTTTGAGCAATTAAACCATTGCTACGTAAACGTGGCGGAACATCAGCTACGGTTTGTATAGTTTTATCGTTGAATAACTTTGACTCGACTGCCACGTTAATGTAAAATATAACGTAGTTACCACCATACTCATAACTCATCAAATTTGATGGATACGAGTGTTGTTTAATGTCGTATTTACCCTCACCAAAAGCGGTTCTCTCTAGAGGTCCACCTTGGAATGATTTTGTTGAGGTTTTCAGTCTTTCTTGTAAAGCCTGTTCTGCTGCGTTTCTATCTGCGTTTGGCATTGGGCACCCTAAATATTAGCAATTACACTACTATTATTTAGGCGATGTACCACAAAAGATTATTCAAACCACTGTTTCCACAAAAGTATACTGGGGATCCAACGAACATAATTATGCGTTCGTCGTGGGAGACCAGATTCGCTTCTTGGTGTGATAAAAACCCAGCAGTTGTCAAGTGGATATCCGAAGAGACAGTTGTTCCGTACAGATGCCCAACCGATGATAGAATACATCGTTATTTCGTGGATTTTCAAATACAAGTTAAGCAAAAGGATGGGATATTAAAAACTTACCTAGTAGAAGTAAAACCCTTTAGCCAAACCCAACCTCCAGTATATCCAGGTCGTCAAACTCAAAGGTATTTAACCGAGTCTATGACCTTTATCAAGAATCAAGCCAAATGGAAAGCTGCCACTGAATATGCTAAAGATAGGAATTGGGAATTTAAGATCATTACTGAGCATGAACTTGGGTTAAAGTAACCTAAATAATAGTATGGCTATACAATCACCTACACTCCAAGACGTATTCGAACGAAACAAGTATAACCTTGACGACGCAGTCAAGAAGTCTCGTGCTTGGTTCAGTCAGCAAGCATTGCTTATGTCTAAGCAATCAATAACGCCACCTAAAGTCTTAAAGGGTAATCCGCAGCAGCTAAAGATGACCATTATGCCTGGTAAGCTGTATATGTTTTTGTATGACCCTAAACTTAAAAACGAGTTACCTTACTACGACAGATTTCCCTTGGTATTTCCGTTTAGAAAAGTTCAAGGTGGATTCCTTGGGTTAAATATGCACTATTTGCCTTACCAATTACGTATTAGATTGTTGGATAAACTTATGCAGTACGCCAGCAATAATAAGCTAAATGAAGCCACTAGAATTAAGTATTCTTGGGCACTAATTGATGGTGTATCACGATTTAATGGAGCTATTCCTTGCGTCAAACATTATTTAGATAGTCATGTTAGATCTGCATTTAGAGAAGTTCCCTCATACGACTGGGCAACTGCTATGTTATTGCCAGTTGAACGATTTGTTGGTGCAACTACCCAACAAGTTTGGACAGATTCAAAAAGGAAGATGGGTTAAATGGCTATTTTCAATCCGCCAGCGCAAAAGAATTCTGGCTTAAGAAATTTTATATCAACGATTAAAACTGAAGGGTTAATGCGTTCATCAAGATACGCAGTAATGATGACCCCACCAAAATCAGTAGGATCGTTTACAAATATGAGAAAGTTATTGTTGTTTTGTTCAGAGATTTCACTTCCTGGTCAAAACTTAATAACCAATCAAATTAGACAATACGGAGAGATCCGTGAAGTACCTTCTGAGAAAACATTTGACAATATTAGTATGACTTTCTATGTTGATAACAATATGGAAGTTAAACTATTCTTTGATCGTTGGTTAGATTCTATTCAAAATCCCTACACAAGAACATTTGAATATTATGAAAATTATATTACAGACTTAGACATTGAAGTTGAAGATTTAAAAGATAGAAAACGCTACTCAGTTAAACTTTCTGAATGTTATCCAAAGAGTATTAGTCCAATATCTCTTGGGTACGAAACAAAAGAAGTAATGAAACTTCAAGTTAGTATGAATTACAAGTACTGGCGTTCAACTGCGTACAGTACACCGAAAGAAGTTAAGGAATCTCAGTTTTCAAGATTCTTTCAAATGCCTACTATCAATGGAAACCCTATTCCTGGTATGAGTCAAGCACAAAGTGTGCCAGCTGAATATACAAATGACTTTAATGGTTTTCAACAGCAAGTTAATACTGGGGAAACTCAAAATATAACTACTGGTATTACTTCTATATTTTCTGGAAGATAAAATGAACGACAAAAAACTATTTAAATACTTAGCAATATTATTAGTATTGCCGTTGGTGCTGGCATTCTTTGGCGGAGATCGTTACAGATATCCATGTCAAGATCCAGCCAATTGGGATAAAGATATTTGTAAATTGCCACTATGTGATATAACAAGATCTTGCCCAGAACATATTTTTAAAGGTCAGCGTGATCCAAGACTCGGACCAGTCACAGAACAACCTAAACAATCTACCCCAACATCAGGAGTATCGTGCAAATGAATGATCAATTTATGTATACCGAAGATCAGCTAATGGCTCGTCTGAGATTCTTTATTGGAATCTGTCTAGCTCTAACATTAACTGGAATTGTGTTTGTAGTTTTATACTCTATTATCTTTGTGACACAACCACTTAATGCCATCTCACCAATTGATTCAAAGTTTTTTGAATTGATTATTCCTATCGCAACATTCCTAACAGGTACACTGTCTGGTATTATGCTTGCTGGTAATGATAAAGCTGCTCAAGCTGAAGCACTAAAAGCTGCCAATGCTGGTTGGACTCGCCCACCATCTTCACCAACACCAGCTGGTGGAGTAAGCATGCCTGCTCGTCCACCAATGCCTGGAATGCCGCAGATGCCAATGGGAATGACTGGTAGTTATCTAGAACCTGGAGATCCAGTGAATAGAAACACTCGTAACGATTAATGATAGAACAAGAATCTTGGGTGAATAAAAAATGGCGTCCAGCCATGGGTTGGACGTACATGGTCATTTGTATTCTAGACTTTGCTATTTTTCCAATGGCATGGTCAATCCTACAAGCAATGGCTAATGGTACAGTAACTAGCCAATGGGATCCGCTAACACTTAAAGGTGCTGGTTTGTTTCATATGGCTATGGGTGCTATACTTGGTATTGCTGCTTGGTCACGTGGTCAAGAAAAGATAGCAGGGATTATTCCTGCAACACCTATTGCTAAACCGATAAATACTAATTTGGAAGATCCACCTGTTCGTAATACTAGGAATGACTAATGCACGATCTTTTATCTCAAGGACAAGAAGCACTAATGCATGCACTTGAGGTAGCCAAGCAATCTGAGCACCCACGTGCATTTGAGGTTGTGGGTAATTTGGTGAAACAGTTGGCGGATATAAACCAACAGTTATTAGATTTGCACCAACAGAAATCTAAATTAGATGGTCCAAAAGATTCATCTAAAAGTGTGACCAATAATGCTATCTTTGTAGGTAGCACTGCTGAATTGAATAAACTTATAAAGAATATGACTAAAGGAGATTGACTATGGCTTTACCAATGAGTAATACCCCAACGTATACGTTGACCATTCCGTCTAGTGGAAAAGAAATCAAATATAGACCATTTCTAGTTCGTGAAGAAAAAGCATTAATGATTGCTCAGCAGAGTGAAGATCCTATGACTATGATCAACACTCTTAAAGATGTAATTAAGTCTTGCGTTGTTGAGCCTATTAATCCAGATGATCTAGCTACATTCGATCTAGAATATATCTTCACTCAACTACGTGCGAAGTCAGTTGGTGAAACTATTGATTTAATTTTTCCATGCGATACGTGTGATGATGAAAAAGCCAGAGTTCAAATCTCTTTTGATATCACAAAGATTGCTGTAGAAAAGTCTCCAGAACATCAAGCTAACATTGCATTGTTCGGAGATGTAGGTGTTGTTATGAAGTACCCTACTTTACAAGTATTGAATCAGTTACAAGTTTTAGACACAGAAAACCTTGATGATCTGTTTACTATAATTGCTAAATGCATCGATTACATCTATCAAGGTGATGAGTTGTTTTACGCTAAAGAGCAAACTCAACAAGAACTATTAGATTTTATTAACAACTTAACATCAGAGCAATTTGCCAAAGTACAAAAGTTCTTTGAGACTATGCCGAGATTAAAGCAAGATGTTGAGTACGATTGTCCTGTATGTAAAAAGCATCATAAGAAGACCCTGGAGGGTCTTCAAAGTTTTTTTTAATAAACCTTTGTCATGACACTTTGTATAATTATTACAAAATGAATTTTGCTTTGATGCAGTACCACAAATACTCGCTGACCGAACTTGAAAGTATGATACCGTTTGAGCGAGAGATTTACGTTGCTATGCTAGTTAAATATCTAGAAGAAGAAAAACAAAGATTAGATGCACAACGAAAGTAAGGTAAACTAAGATGGCCAAACCACCTATCAATATTCACGTATCATCTAGTGATTTTAAATCATTACTAGAAGCTCAACGAGAATCTTTATCTTCATTGCGTTCCATGCAAACGATTATGGAACAGAATAGAGAAGAACAACTTGCAGGAATAACTCCTGCTGTAAAAAGTTCTTCCATTGATAATGAAGAGATGCTTAAGGTTCAAAAAGAAACTTTAAAAGTATCTAAGAGTGCGGCAGAATCTCTCGAATCTATTAAAGAAGCTCAAATTGCTCGTGACGAAATGGTTGAGGCTGTTGGTAATATTGCTAAAACTGTAAAGACATTTGATACGCTAGGTGATAAATTTCGAAACATGGGCAGAGGATTAGGTGATAAGTTTGGTTCTGTTAGTGCACTAAAGACTACTGCTCTTAAAGCAGTCAACGTTGGTGGTTTCTTGAATAAGAAAATAGCTGAGCGTGAGTTTGTTCAACAACAAAGAAAACTTGGTAGCGAGAAGTCAGACAAAGAGTTACGTCAAGATTTTTCTGCAAGAAATATTGCTGCTAAACAAATTAAAACCAATGAAGGTGAGATTGAAAAATTAAAATCAGAAACTGGTTTAACTGAAAAACAGTTATCTGCTACTCCAGAAGGTAAGCGTCTTATTTCAAAGCGTGAAACTTTATCTGATACATTTGCCAAAACAGATATACGTGCTAGTTTAGTTGGCAAAGCTGCTCCAGCTGGTACTGGGCTATCAAATAAAGAACAGAATGATGCAGTTAATGTTTCTGAAGAAGAAATGGAATCTGCTCGTAGAGATGAAGCACAAACTGCTCTTCTTGAAAAGATTGAAAAGAATACTGCAAGTGGCAATGCCGCCAAATCTGTTGCACCAGCCGAAGGTAGTGGTGGTGGAATTTTAGGTGGTATTGGTCTTGCTCTTAAATCTCTTGGTGGTGGTCTTGCTGGATTGGGTAGAGGTGCTGGCGCAGGAATTCAAGCATTACTATTTGGATTGGCCAGAGGACTAGCTGCACTGGCTAACCCAGCTACTCTAATTGGTCTTGGTGCTGTTACGTTGGCTGTTATGGGTATTGGTAAAGCACTTGAAATGGCAGCACCTGGTATTGAAGCATTTGGTAATGCCGCAGAAAAGATTATTTCTGGTATCGCTGAAGGAATTGTGGCAATTGTAAATTCTATAACTGACGCCATTGAACGATTGGCTTCTATTGACGGAATGAATTTAATACAAGTAGGTGCTGGACTGTTGGCAGTATCTGCTGGTATGGCTACGTTTGGAGCAGCAAATGCCGTTGCTGGCGTAGGTAACTTAGTTGGTGGTTTACTATCAAAAGTTTCTGGACAGAAATCCCCAGTGGATCAAATTATTGCTCTCGGTGAAAGTGGAGCTAATATTGAAAAAGCTGGTATCGGTGTTGAGAAATTAGGCAATGGTTTAAAAGCATTCTCTTCCATAGATGCTGACAAAATAAAAGCAATTGCTGCTTTGCCTACTGATAAAATTGCAGCTATGGGCTTAGCCATGAGTTCAGCCAATGCAGTTTCTTCTCAATCTGCAGCAAACGATAGTGCTAGAACTGCAGCTGGTGGTGGTTCAGGTGGTAACAATACCGCAGTTAATGCTCCAACTACAAACATATCTAATACTAAACAAGTTATTCAATTGCCTGTTCGTAATCAAGAACAGACTATGAACCGATACGTACGTACCAGATTTGCATAATAAAAAAGGGAGCCGAAGCTCCCCTTAGTACATGCATGGGATTTGTTTAGTCTTCCTTAGCAATCTTCTCAAAGTAAGACATTACGTCATCATCATTATCGTCAACAACTGACGATGCCTTTACAGCAGGTGCAGGTACTGAACGTGGTTCAGCTGCGGCACGAACTGGACGATCTTCCTCTTCAGCAATTTCCGCAGCAGACTTGCTTGCGAACGCATCACCAGAAAGAACTTCTTGAAGTTTCTTCTTTAGATCATCATAAGATTTAAAGTTCTTACGATCAGTAAACTCAGCCAACTTGTGCTGAGAATTAGCAATACGTAGGATATCTTCTTCATCGCCATTGGCTAGAGCAGCTGGGTCACTGAACGCTGACTCATCATAGTTAATGTAACCATCCTTCTTACGCATACGCAGTTTGAAGTTAGCACCTTCCCAGAAGTCAAACACGTTTACTGGTTTTTCATCTTCAAAGGTTGGACGTGCTTTGTCCATAATCTTATCAAAGATTTTCTTGCCAAACTTAAACAAGAATACTTTACCTTCATTCTCTGGATGCTTTGGATCACTAATAACCATAATGTTAGCAATGAAACTTAGCTTACGCTTTTGAGCCTGAGCAATTTTCTTGTTGGCATCAGAACCAGAGTTCCACAGTTGGGTGTTGAGTTCACCAACAGGGTCATTCTCACCAAGAGTAGTTAGTGAGTTCTCAATGTACCACTTACCAGTTGGTCCTTGGAAACCATGGCTAAAGATACGTACCCAAGGCAACTCATCACCTTCTACACGTGGCAGAAAACGAATTGTCGCTGTACCATTGCCAGCTTTGTCGCCTTCTAGTTTCCAGAAGCGATCGTCAGCGTATGACTTGGTTTGGGTTTGGGGATTGGCGACTTTGTCGAATGCGCTAGAGATAGCACCAAAGTCAGAGTTGCGCATTTTGCGGAGTGTTTGAATGTCCATCGTATTTCCTTTATATTAATATTACGGTGTATTTGTCGTATCGTCTTTTGTATGTTGAATAGAAATACTATCTTCAATTCCAAAATCATCTTGGAACGGATCTTCATAATCTTCTTCAACATAACTATTTAGCGTTTTCATACCACCAGTTTTTTTACCACTGGCATGATTAGCATGCTTTCCAGAACGACTACTGGATTGCTCATCATAAGATTTTTGATTCTTAAGATATGTCTTGCCCATCTTATAACTCTTTTATTTCCTGAATGAAGTTATTAAAAACTTTTGTTACTTTATCACTATCATATTTAACGAAACCTTTGGACTTTTCAATCCTACGAATTTCATTTTCCCATAACAAAACCATAGATGAATTTTCTTTCCAAGAATCAATCACTGGATGCAAGTCATCAATTATTCTTAGGCTTTCTAGAGAGATCTGATTACCAAGGAATAATTTAAGTATACTTGAATATCCTTTATTCGTCAAGTTAAATATTGAGTCTTCTTTGTATTTACTTTTGCAAGCATCCATAAGAATCTTGTTACAATCATCTGCAAAGATTTTTGTAATACTTTGCTTTCTGCGATTCCATTCCAACAAATTAGTTTCAGCTTCTTCAGAGGAATAGATAGCAGCATCATTACCATAAGCAAAATTTGCAACGTAGTACTGAATCAAATCTTTATCAACTGGATACTTTCTTGCAAGTCTCTCAAACATATAACGATCATTTCTAGCATTAAATGCTTCACGAGTACCCTTTACGTTGCCACGATTTTTAAAAACATCAAAGTTATCTTTTGTAAAGTGCAGCTTAATTGCAATGTAATATTTGTAGGCTTTAAATCCGTCCACAAGTTTCTCTCAGTTAAATATCAAGTTTTGCTGTCTTTGGCATTAGGTTTGAATCCTGCATATTAATGGCAATCTTTTCTTTCAAAGACTTGTTTACCAGTTTAGCAATATCCTGTGGTTCAAGAAAGTTTTCTTTACAATATTCAAGCACAGCATCCATATGGGATATGCGTTTTTCTTTAACTATCTGCTCAATGTGTAAAGAAAATTCATTTGATGTTCTAAACATATTAGTTCTTCTTTAAGTAATAGTTGGCAATTTTAATTGTTTTGTCCAACTCAGAATACTCTTTAGTCTTTTCACGGTATAACTTCCAGACTGGAGTATCAGTTTCATCAGGATCCATCTTGTCGCCAAGTTTATCAAGAAACATACTAAAGAATTTGTCCAACTTCATTTTTTGATTTAGCAAAGAAATATAGACATCATTAATAGTTTGTCTATCATTATTTGCACTGGCTGTTACAAGTTGTTGATATGCTGCATTCATTATAAATTTCCTATTTGTTATCACAAGACAAGTTGATCATATTACCACCATAAAATGCTACATCTAAAATTAGTGCATCATTTTCATTTTCCAACTTCTCAATACGTTTCTTGAGAATTTCAATCTCATCATAGTATTTCTTTATCACAATTTCCATCTGAGATTCTTTCTCAGCACACTTTACGCAGAACTCGCTCATGTTATCTCCTCATAGTGGCAATGTCCACTGCTTCTTCATCAGAAAAAATAGGAACTGCATTTGACTTGTGCATTGTACCGATACCTTTGATCTTGGTACCTGTATACACTGGTGAATCTTTTTTGGTGCATGAACCACCAGAGAAGGGAAGACTTGGAATCTTAGGTGTCTCACGACAAGCAGGTTTTCCAAGTGAGTACACGTCACTGAGTTGTTGCTTTGGTTTCACAACAGTCTTTGTGGCATACTTCTTTAACATATCGTTCCAAGAATTAGACAACTCCCGTTGCTTTGCCGTAGGCTTACGTTTTTTGGAACGCTGTGGTGTGGTAAAAATCATCATAATATAATTATACCTGATTACTGAATTAAAGTAAAGTTAAACTTTGGATATCTGAACATCGTAGGAAACACGATTCATCTTATGGTCATACACAGTCATAGTTGAAGAGATACCTACTGCATTAAACAAGTTTTCAAACAACTCACGGACAACTGTATTCACGCTCACAGAATCACCAACGCCACGTTTAATTGCAGCACCAGTAGTATAAAAAGACACACCATTCACAATCACACGATATTTCATAACAACTCCTTTTCAATCATCATATAACTATTATACGCTGAAATTGAATTAAAGTAAACCCCTCACGTAAGTCATTGATTTTAAAGGGGAAAATAACCCTCAAGAACTGAGGGTTATTCGGATTACTTCTTAGAGTTCGGGATCTCTTTGTTGTGGGTAGATGCGTAAACGATACACAGAGTATCGCTTGATCCATAAGCACAACGAACAGCAATAGGATCAATTCCCTTTACAATTGCAGATTCAATGTTTGACTTCATTGCTGTATTTCTCTGCAGACTGTAAACTGTCATGCAAATAATAGCAGTTACAGCAACTAAAACTACACCAAAAACTAATGCAATAATATCTTTGCGTTCCATACTTTTCTCCTTACCAAGAACCATCATCAATAACAATACGCACTGACACAAATGCCAGTACAAAGTAGATTCCACGCATCTTTGGATTTAACTCGTCAGGATGCATGAATTCAAATTTAAAACTCCAGTGAAGTGGGTTTAACCCAAAGGTAACCCAAATACCAGAGTAACGAATATAATTACTTAAGATCTTTAACGTCATCGCACAATCCTAATTTTTTAGCTTCTGGCGCAGACAACCAAACGTCTTGCGGTGGAAGTAATACTTCACGAATTTTTTGTTCTGTAAGACCACTGCATTTTTTATAGTGAGCAATCATACGCTTGGTTGTTAAATCAAACTCTCTAATAGTAGCAAACAACTCATGCTCCTTACCAAAAGCACCCCAAGAATATTGATGCGAAAGAATTGAAGTATTTGGAGTAAGAATACGTTGACCCTTTTCACCACTAATAAAAATTAACAATCCTGCGGATGCAATTTGACCAAGACCAATCGTGCGAACTGGAATAGCTGAACCACGCATAGTATCAACTAGAGCAAATGCAGCATTTAAATCACCACCTGGAGAACACACAAGTAGGTTTAACATATCTGGTCGCTCTTCAGAAAAGTTTGCTTCAAGGATCCATTCAATGGCTTGTTTGCAGGTAGATAATGAAATATCTTCCATCAATATAAAGAATGAATGTGCAGATTGCTCATCCTTTAACTGCAGATTCAGTTTTTGCATCATTTAATAATCCTTATAAAATATATGTCTACCAATTTTAGTAGTCTTTTCCAGCTTCCAGCGAGGGTTCACGTAATCAGCGTGATAGTATATAGCACCTTGGGTCAAGTCCTGTATACGTTCATAATTAGCGTATGCGTACAACGCTACTTCTAAATTTTTAATATAAACATTTTGGTTCTTTGGTTTAGGTGGTTCACAAAACCAAGAGAACTGACACGTACCTTGTTTCTTTTGTTTTACAACATCACAAATGTCTTTTGGGAATCTTGGATCATTGACTCTATTCAATGTGACTAGAGCAACTGCAAGTTGACCACTTGGTGGTTCCCATCCTGCTTCATAATAAATGTTTTCTGCAAGACAATCAATTTGTTTTTTAGCGTCTTTAGTTAATTCCGTATAAGCGATTTTTAAATCAGTATCATTATTTTGTTTTACTGCAATTACAGTAATTGATATTATTAATGCGATCGATAAGAGTATTTTTGCATATACTCGCATAGTTATCTCCTTGTTAGTAAGAGGGGTGCACGAATGCACCCCAACCCCTTATCAGGTGGACTTTTTGCTAGTCTTATTAGTATCTAGAGGGATGTTTGAAACGAAACCATTTAAGGCAGTTGCCTTTGTGATGATATCTGTTTCGGATGGGATAGCAGGAAATCCTGGATGATCAGGAATTGTGCCACCATTTAATTTAGCAGATTCGACTTTCATATGCCAGTCGTTGCTAATTTGTTCACGCTTACCGTAGTACTCATCGTTAAGCATGTCTTTCGCCATTTTTAAAAGTTCAAGGCGAATCTCGAACGGAGTCATGTTACTCATATTTTAATACCTTTCTGTGTTGTGTGTAAAATGAGAGTTTTGTAGGGTTCTCTCAACCCTCGTGTATACTATTTAGCTTACTTCTTATCTTCTACTTTTTTCTTAGGTGTTGGCTTTTCACTCTTTGGTAGAGGTGGGCACTTACCATTCTTGTCTTTCTTTACGCAATTATCATTTTGCCCAGCAGGGACTTCTTTCTTTGCTGGTTCAGCTGCATATGCGGTAACTTGATAACCAACAAATGACCAGATGACTAAGTTTAGTGCAATTAAAAATTTCTTCATTTGAATATCCTTTTAGAATTAGTGATAGGTTATTCTGTTACGAGGAAACCTATCGAAACCCTAAGCAGTGTTTAGGCTGCTAAAGCGAACTGTGCGTCGTTTGCATTTACGTTTTTTGCTTCTGCGACCGAGTTTCCCCAATCCTACGGGTTTCACATTCCCGTGCTGTCCACTTGTTTACTTGTTGCCCTGTCGAAACCTAGTCACCCCCATCAGAAAAAATCTTTCTTGGCTTGCTCTTGATCTTTTTCAAAATTACTCCAATCATAAGTAACTAAACTATAAACCCAGTATACGTTTAGCACTACAATTAATACTAACAAAATCAAGTTTTCCATAAAATCCTTTCTGGTGGAGGTGGAGGGAATCGAACCCTCGTCCAGAACACCTTTCTCTTTGCTTCATACAGCAATAACCTTAATTATACCTTATAGTTATTTATATAGCAAATTTATTTTTATAGTCTAATCTTAGCTTTTTAAATCCACCAATCCAATTATCTCGCTTTTCAATAAACCAACGAGGATCATCATTGTCTACTGCCATAATGATTACAAGTCTGCCAATAGGAATACCTGTTAGTTCTTCAAATGCAACAGCATAAGCTGCAGTCTGCATAAAGTAGTTATGAATATCATCACGATCTTTTGGTTTGCTTGATGTTTTAAAATCTATAACACTAAGTTTACCTTGGAATTCTGCGATGCAGTCCACTGTTCCAGCGACTTGTAAGTGGTCAGAATATAACGCATCTTCCAAGCAGTGAATGTTGTCGACTTGGTCAAGCAGGGGTTTGATTGAGTTGAACATCTCTGCATCAAACATATCTGGCTCAACATGTTCTCCAAGGAGAAAGTCTTCGCAGTGTTGGTGGATTCTTGTGCCTCTCGCACTGGCTCTTCCAGAGATTCGGTTGGCTTCTGCTTCTCCGACTCTGTTTCGCCATTCCATGATCCCCTTTGCTGAGTGCAATCCTGTAACTGTCGTAACGGAGGGATAGGATTTACCTGATGGGGTTTTGTATAATCTCGTACCATCAGATTTTGTGTCACGTTCAAGTTTGGGTAGATCATGATGTATAAATGTTTTCATTATGTAAGTAAGTGAATTGCTTCCTCATAGTGGTGAATGCGATCTTCAAGACCAATGTAACCACCATTGATAATACGAGTCATAGTTTTAATATCACCTTGATCTGCGTAGCGATTCAAACCATTCTTATTCCAAAACCAAATAGCAGACATAAGAGCAAAGTCACGATCTGCAGTAACCCAATCTGGATTCTCAAAAAGATTTTCCCAGTCATCAAACATTTCTTTGGCAAACGCCATATAGTTTGCTTTACCAGTAAGCTGAATCGGACCACGTCCACGATACTTCCAACCATCACCAGATGATTCTGGACCATTACCCATACGACCACCATAAACTTTATTGGCAATCATTTCTGGCTTACGTTCATATGGCACAGCAGATTCAAGTGTGGGAAAATACTTTTTAAAGATACCATTCAAACCCTTTGCAGAGTAGTTTAGGTTTTCTTCAAAAGTAGTCCAACCACCAGACTCATGACCACATTGAGCAAGAAATGCTGCAACACGATGAGGTGTATTAATATCATACGTTGGGAAAACTTCATTCATAGAGTTAGCCCATCCCTGATGGTCTTGTGCTCTTGGGAATAACTTTTTAAATTGTTCTGCTGTAATCATTTTGTTTCCTGATCTTCTATTTTAAGTTTGGCTAAAATATATTCTTTAACAAGAGAAGAACGAACAATATCATCAGGAGTAAATTCAACTTTAGTGAATGAACTCATATGCATAGCAATGTCAAAGAATTTCAAGATTCCAGACATGTCGTTTTTCTTTTTATTCAAGTCGGTCTGACGGTAATCGCCACACCAGATAATCTTTGAACGATAACCAACACGAGTCATAACTGTGTCAATTTCTTCAAAGGTTAAGTTCTGCATCTCATCAACAATAATAATTGCGTCATCAAATGACATACCACGAATGAAAGATGTAGAGATAAAACTAATATGACCTTGTTCTTCTAAACGATCCCACGCATCTTTGCGACCAAAAAGAGTTTCGCAAATTTGACGATAAGGTTGTTGGAAGATTTCCATCTTTTCGTTCACGTCACCTGGAAGATGACCAATCTCACGAGATTGTACTGCTGAACGTACCACAATAATTTTATTAAATGGATTTGATTTATCCATCACTTCTTCAATTGCTTTATACAGAGCAATAAATGTTTTACCAGTACCTGCAACTCCGTGCAATGCTACAAAGTAATCACCACGTTTATATGCATCAAAGAATATCTTTTGATTATCTGTTAGTGGATCAAAGGTTTTTAAATCGTCTAAACGTAATTTAAGATGGGTTCCTGTTGCTGTTGGTTTTCTTGGGGTAGTTTCACTTTGAACATTATCTGGTTGTCTAGATTTTGCCGTTACTCGAGCCATGGTTACCTTTATTATAATTGTGAAGACGTTTTACTTAAATCGTTGTGCGGATTACGCTCGTTGATTTTTTGTAATACCTCTTTAAAGCCTGTATCTCTTTTAAGAGATACGTGATCTCCTGCAAAAGCTGGAGCTATGGTAATCGTTTGTTCTAAATGTGGATTGTCTAAAATAAATTGCTCTCGTTCAGAGATGCGCATAATATGTTCAGTCACATTACCTGTTTGTTTATTTCTAAATTCGTATGTTGGCATTATAACTCTTTACATTAGTATTTATGCGGGAATCATCTTAAAGCGAACTTTATTTTGTTCTTTAATGTATATAGCTTTGTGATTTTGTTCTCGATATGCAGTAGCATACCATTCTGGGATTGCACGATTTGTCCAAACAGCAAATCTTTGTTTATCACCGATATAATAATTATGATACGCTCTAATAGAATCTCCAGGAACTTTATATTGTTCAGGCATGCACTGTGGCATTGGATCTGCAATCGCAACGGGAATATTTGTTGGTGGGTTGGAAAGAAACGGAATCAATCTTTCAGCAACGTGATGTTTACCATAACGAAATGTATATTCTCGCATCAGATCTCGCCACAAATTATATAACCACCAGTAATTATCTAATGACTGACGACACCAGATACCAGATGGATGGTTCATATGTGAAGCCATATACAAATTATCTTCACGCTGGTCAGCTAATTTCCATCGCATGGCTTTTCGACCAGAAATAGACTTACCCTCATACTCATATCCGTCAAGAAGACGATGAGCAGTTGAGAGAAGTTGTGCATATTCCAGAATCATCTTGACCACATGCTTGTCAAGATGTTGTTTTGCGCATTCTTTAGTATCTTCGTGAAGATAAAATATATTCATAGCATCCGAACTAAACCAATAATATCAATAGTTACCAATAACAAGTAGTTAGCCAGCATCCCAAATGATTTCCTAGTCCAACTAGCCCAAGCATAAAGAGCACAACCAGTAATCCAGATAGGATAAAGAACAAGTAGCGGAGGGTTAGGGACTGTTGCAGCCATAGTAATTGAACAACCAATACTAATAGCCCAAGCCAGCAACTCAACAATAAAACGAAACTTACTAGAATACCAGTCATCACGAATCCATTCTAAAGTGGGTCTAAAAATATCAAGCATAAGCACCTCGTAGGGCATTCAACCCCATGATTCCACGAATTGTATCGTGAATTTGTTGTATTGAGTCAGTAGATCTAGTATGAAGTATACCGTGACCACCTTTAGCAGTAAATGGTGTGATACAACCAATAGAATCATCAACTAAAATTGCTTGATCATGTGCAAATTTAGATTTTTCTTCTTTTGAACGCACAAAATTCGCTTTGTAAGGGATGTTCCACTTGTCTAACCATTTTTGTTTTTGTGATTTTGCTGCATTTCCTTGTTGAACATCAAAAGTTCCCATTGAAGTAAGAATTTCAATGTGAATATGCTCAAGTTTACTGACATAAGTCAGTAATTCTTGTGTGTCTGGCATAAATTCCAGATCTTCAAAGATGTGAAAGTCCATTACAGCTGCACGAAATCGTTTTCCGTCGGCTGCATGAGTGCGTAAAGAACGATATGCTTTGTCAAAGTTGCAAAGCACGCCATCCATGTCTAAGTAAAGTGTAATCATAATAATATTATACCTCAAAACCACATTAAAGTCAAGTCATTTCACGAATTTGGTGAAATTAGGTGGTTTCCAACCCTCTGGTTTAAGGATTTTGCCATCTTCACGACGAATAACCTTGTTAGTTACTTTGTCAATCTTTGCAAGATTGCTTAAAGCACCCTCATCCCACGAATTTTCACAATCCCAACCACGAGATTTCATATATCCGATGATAACCCACATCATATCAAAGCAAGCATCAAGTTGTTCAACATCATCGTCATCTAAAAGTGCTTCTTTAAACTCTGCATACTCTTCATGGATGAGTTTTAAGTATAATTTTGACAATTCATTTTGTGGACTTGGTGTAACTGGACAATCTTGACCACATGCTTTGAGAAAAACTGCTACGTCTGTGAAAACTTTAGTCATTTGTTACGCTCCGTATCAAAATAGTAAGAAGATTTATCATCTGTGATTGGAAAATCTGGAAGATTATCTTGTGGAGTATCCCACTCTTCAGTGTTCCACTCTGGACCAGTACCATAATATTCATCTTCTGTAACAAAATCTAGAATACCAGGTGGATTAAATCCTGCTCCACGTAAGAATAATTCAAATTCTGACACAACGTCATTGAGTGCTACTGCATCGAACTCAATAGTACGCTTTGTTACAATACCTTCGCTAAAAGGCATTGGATCATCTTCGCAAATAAAAGTAAATTTAGGCATTAGTCGTGCTCCTGTAGTGACCAGTTCAATTGTTTAATAGTTTCTCTTAAATTTTCATTCTCGTGTTTTAGTTTGGTGATTTCCGTAAACAAAAATACAACTGCTTCTTCCATCTCGTTTGGGCAGATTTTGTTTTGGATATCCTCAACTGCTTGTTGCATCTTGTTCTGTGTTATCATCTTTTTTCCTTAACGTCCAGCTACCATTTTTGTTATCAATCCACTCAAGGACATCTCCCTCTTTCCAGCCTGCACTTTCCATAAGATCGTCTGGGAATTCCAAGATCTTATCTCCAGTTTCGGGATCCTCTTGTACTTCAATAGTCCAATTAGTTTTACTCATACTTCCACCACCTTTAGTTGAAAACGATCTGCACGATCTTCATAGTTAATGTAACCACGTGGATTGCAAACAACACGGCATCCCTTAATCATGTAGTCAAAATCTTCATGAGTATGACCATGAGTCCACAGTTTGATTCCTGGACGATCCATAATGAATTGATCCAAACGAGAATTGTATGCACCATTCATCAGTTTATCGTGCTTGTAACGAGGATGCTCAGAACCCTTACTTGGTGCGTGATGCCCAACTACAATGGTTGTCATCCATGGAGGAGTCATATTGTAATTAGTCTCAATAAACTTCAGCATCGCTTTGTGGTCTTCAATCACATGTCGTGGAGAAAGGGTTGCAGGACGAGTCTTAAACTTTACAGTCTTGGTGTCATCTTCCTTTGTATCCCACACTCTGTAGTTGACCATCTCATTACTGTTCTCACAGATTTGAAAGTCATTCATACGACGCTGAACATGATTCATGGTCATCTCATCTTCATTATTCATATCAGTCCAAAGAGTGCCACCCAGAAATACATAATCTCCAAGAGTGAATACTTCTTTGTCTAGAACATGAATATTTGGTAGATGCTTTAGTGCATCTTTTAGAATGCCTGCAGAAGTAGCATAGTCACCATGATAGTGCTCGTGATTACCCATAACATAAACAACATGAGGGAAGTTCCGAGAGCAAGCAGTAAAAAACTCAAGATAGCGATCAGTTTTAGCACTAGAAAGAATGCTATCGGTAACACGAATATCGCAAGCAGTACAAATATCACCAGATAAAATAAGTACTTCAGCATCTTGAGTATTCTCCAAGTGTAGTTGTCCAAACTCTAAATGCACGTCTGAGCAAATTGCGATTTTCATTTAATTCTCACTGTAAAGTTGCATGGGGTACTTGTTTATTAACAGTAGCCACAGTTGTTAAAAGTTTATTCATATCATCACGGCATTCTAGATCATCGCACATAATTGCAAGACGTGCAAGAACAACAGCTGTTAAATTAAGAGCAGCTACTTGATTTTCAGTTGCCAGCTTAATTAAAAAGTTATCAATCTCAGCGGAGATCTGGATTAGTTGATTGTTGTTCATTCTATCACCTTTAATCGTTTCATACCCTTAGCAGGGACTTTTACCACGTGCACATACTCACCATTAACATTAATGGGTAGATCCAGATGACACAAGACTATCCCACTCTCATTATAATCTTCTCGGATAACAGATCCAATTACAGGAATTCCACCGACCTTGCCAGATACACGATCTCCGTATACCCACTTTGCTAGTGGTTTGTCAGCATCTCGCTTTTCAAATTGTTCTTTAAGTGTACTCATACTATTAATTATACTCGCAATCTTAATAAAAGTCAAAACAAAGAACGCACCAATCTATTGAGAATTACTCCCACAGCGGAAGCAAGTAAGAATAATCCCAATAGGTAGTACGCAACAATCCATAGATCTGCATCACTCATGCTGACCTCCAAAGTAAGCTATCACTATCTCAATGGCTGGGATTAGTTCATCCCGATTCTTTGCATAGTCATCAGGATGCACCCACATTCTATATCCATACTCTCCTTCCAGAGCGAAGCGATCTGCGTCTGGACATTCAAACCAACGCTGTTCTCGTAACAGATAATCCAGCTGATCTCTCATTACTGCAAGAACAATGCCATCTGCCACCTCGTGAGGAATAACCAATCCTCCTGTAGCGTGTAGATGTTCATTCAATTTATTCATAACAACTCCTATATTGTTCCATCCACGATTTTAGTACAGTCCTAGCTTCTACCCTAGAGAGACCAAAATCCCGCTGAAGATACACACTCGCTCCCATCATATTAATAACGCCACTCTTACGGAGTTTGTCTAGATACCTATAATAATCATTCATATTAGCAACCTTTTCAAGAGACATAGATACCCCACTTACGAATACAGAGAGTGATAATCAAACCAACAATAAGTTGTGCCAAGAGAAACCCAATAACAATGTAGAATGCAATCATATCTATCGAACCTTTTTCACAAAAAAATATACGGGCGATTTTTCACCGAGAAACGAAATCAAAGTCATTAAGGTTTTCTCGGTCTTGTTATATTATGATGGGGGATAATACCATACCCTAATATACCAAGAAAGGGGACCCGTGCTCTAAAGTCATCGTTTTAAACCTGACCCCCTATACGATACCCCTTAAGAATCCTAGCAGCATCACTTACATCTGTAATCTCATCTAGCTCTGCCCAGTACACCAATTGCTCTAGGCTATCTACTGTATTCATAGTCTGCTCGGATAACCCAGCTTTCCACTCCTCGTATTCCTCTATACCCTTAATGCTCCACATCTTGTCTAATAGGAACACTTGTCGCTTTGTTAACCCAGTAATAGTCATAATCATCTTCCTTTAAATTAGTGCTTGTTTTTCTTTATAGTCTGTAACAAGCAAAAATAGACTGCATCAGTTTATGACTCTTTCTTTATAGTCTCTCAGTCAAAGG